TCAATCTGACGTGGCCTTTCGTACACCTTTCCGTTGAACCGATTGCAACGAATGCAAAGCCACCTCGAACACATCCCCATTAGCACCCACCTCAACCTCACGGACAGCACGGGTAGGAACCGACGTGGGACTCGGATGCAGAATAATGTAATCCTCATACGTTGGGCACTCAACATTCAACCCCGGATACACCTTCTTGACCTTCTCCAACGATTGACGGAACATGCGCCGAAAAGACTTCTTGACCGCAATCTGGTCTCCGAACCGTTCATACAGCCAATCCCAACTCACCGGAAGGTCACGGCGAAGATTCTTCATACTGCCAGTCAGCCAAATGTAAATGTCGTAAGGCATGACCGACCTGCCTTTCAAAAGGTAAGTGGACACTCTCGTATCGAACGGAGCCGACTCACGACTCAACCGTTCATACACCTCATCGGTCAGACGGAACGTGGCACCGGAATAGCCCACATTCTTCTCATCATTGATAATGCGCACGGCCTGAACGATAGGCAGATAAGCCGTATCCCTCACATTCAACCCCTTGCCCGTGCCGGACGCGCGAATACTGATACGGCAAGCCAACAACAGTTCCAACTGTTCCTGCACGCTCTTCGCGGTACGCCCGCCATGCGGCAAACCCATTTCCTCACACAACTGGTAGATGCTCGGAATGGTGATGGTCTTCGTCTCCGGGTCAACATTCCTCGTCTTATGTCCTTTCGCCGCACGAATCTGCTTAGCCATCCAAGCCATCAACAGTCTCGGATATTTGCCGAACGGGAACCGGCGTTTCCTATCATCCCCATCACCCGTCACGCCAGCTTCAAGCATGTATTCCAATCGTCCGTTCGACTTGCTGACGAAATCCACATCATCGGACGGTTGGGCCGGTGGAAACAGTGTGGCGGTGAGAATGGAATGACCATACCAGATTTCCATACTGTTCGGCTCGCGGGATTCTATATCATCCAACAGGTTGACCCGTCGAACATCCAACTCCATGCCCGTCGAACCAAGGTCAAGAACATCCTGCTCGACTCGTATGTCACTCATTCGGCTTCTGCTCCTTGCGGCGAACCGACACCGTGTAGCCCATAGCGTCCAATATTCGGCACATGGTCTGGAAGGACGGGTTCCCGTTCTCGCACAGGCTCCGGTAGAGGGACGGTCTCGCCAACCCCGTCAACTGGGAGAGCGTGGTCATGCCGTACAGTCTGGCGAGGTTTCCGGCGGCGGACTGTATGAGCATGGGGTCTTCCGACTTGAACTGGTCTTCTATGTATGCGACGGTGGCCGCTTCTTGTATCTGCTTGGACTGCATGTAGGGGAGTGTAACCTGTGGGCGACAGTATTGTCCAAGTATCCAATGCTGTTGGTGAAGGTTGGTAATGGGCGACACGCCTTGGAAGACCTTGTTTTTCGTTTCTGATTTGACATGTTTCCTAGAACTGCTATACTGGCAGTGTTCACACAAAACGAGGTTCAAAAACATCACGTGTGAATAAGGCTGTGAGAAGAACGCTTCTCATCTCCAGTCCACTACTGGAACAGTCACCAAGGCAACCGAGGTAAAGACCTTACCTAGTAAGGAACACTCCCCGAATGTTGCCGCATGATTGAAAAATGAATAGAGATAAGGAAACATGATTCGATAGGACTTAAAGCCCATCAAATCATGTTCGATATGAAGACTTGCCTATCATGGTTAAATCTTCGAGAACTATCATGCCTACCCCAAACCAGTTACCCACAATGGGAAAGGAAAAGCATGAAAACGCTTGAGGAAAAACCATGACAGGCAAAACCGCTGTCAACCTTCCGGCTGGAAATCCCAGCCAACCATCCTATTGGTTCTGAACCACACCTATGGGAAGCTCGGACGGAAAACCGGAAGGAAGACGGCATTTTGGGGCCGACAGGTTTCGACTTGAAAATCAAGGTAATGTAAGCATGTCGGAGGATTATGCGGCAACCGTTATCAACCGCATTAACACAATAAACGCCAAGACGAATTCTTCGCGTAACTTCCAGCTCGCCGCCTGAAACACGGTGAAGGAAGAACAGGGTCGCTGATTTGCTGTAAGGCGATTCTGAAAAAGAAAGGACAGCAAAAACTCGGTGAACGGCAACTGTTCATCGTTTCATGACTGAGTTGCAAAACTGTTCCGGGGTGCCTCTTCGACTGGAACTTTCAACATATATAAACGAGATGGCTAAACATGTAGAAAACATCATCAACGTTTTCAAGGACGAGGGTTCAATTCCCTCCGGCTCCACGACGTGACGAGCGTCCGCAAGATGCTCGCCACACGGAAACTGAATATGCGTGCTAAGCGACCGTGCGGTACAGACTCTATAACTCAGGTAAAACTTTGCAAACAAAAAACAGTTTCCGTCAATCCAATCAACTCTAGGAGGTGGATTCTTTCGTTCCTTCACCTCCTAACAAGCCCCTCTAGCTCAATGGTTAGAGCAAAGGTCTTTTAAACCTTGGGTTGTGGGTTCGAATCCCACGGGGGGCACGACCGCAGTTGGCGTAACTGCGGGAAATCGGGAGTGTAATCCTGTGGCTCGTCATATTAGACGGGCAATCAAAAGCGTCCGCGTGGAACGCGCGTTAAACACCATCATCCCATTAGAGAAAGCCATTGCCCCGCAACAATGGCAAGTAGCGAACGGCTGATGTGAATGACTCCAATCCGGAAGACGCGTTGCGGGCGTCCTCGCGGAACGGAGACATACACCCTTGTAGCTCAGTGGAATAGAGCGCCGGTTTCCTAAACCGGACGTCGTTGGTTCGATTCCAACCTTGGGTACTAGGTTTCACGGAGGTAGCTGTCCGTGAAACCGATGGCATTGCTCGAACAGACATACATGGAACTTGTGGATGTCAAGAGGCTCCCTGCCTTAGTCAGGCGGTTGACGACCGAAGGGGAGGCACGGCCAAACGGGGCGCTTAAACGACCACGTTCCTTGCCGTTGGTGGTAAAAGCCAGTCCACCATGCCGCTGTCATGCCAACTTGGACAATAACTAAGTTGGGTTTGGAATGTTGGCAGAGTGGTTTAATGCAACTGTCCCGAAAGCAGTCGCACTGTGAAGTGCCGGAGGTTCGAATCCTTCACATTCCGCGTTGGGGAAGTAGTACTACCCCCGAAGGCAAGCGCCTACCGCTGGCGTTGGCTTGTCTGGAGATGAAAGCGGCGGACGCTTCCGTTAACGGCGACTCGGTGGATGGTCACGCTTCATGGGTGTGACCATCCACATATGGCATTGGTGCAACCGGTAGCATTACGGTCTCCAAAACCGTCGATGTTGGTTCGAGTCCAACATGCCGTGCTACTTCTCTTACAGGTTGTTTGAGAAGGCGTCGGAACCGTCTTGTGGCGGCTCCAGTTTTAGCTGACCCGCCTAGTCTGCGGGAACAGTTGCCTGAGCCGTTGCGGCGGCTCTTGCTTTGCTTTGCTTTGGTGGCGGAATTGGTATACGCGGTTGCCTCAAAAGCAACTGTCCGAAAGGACGTGAGGGTTCGATTCCCTCTCAAAGCACGAACCGTAATTGGTTCTTCCTTAGCTCAGACATGGGTTTCAAAACTCAAATCTTGAAACCTATGTCAATGTCTAAATAGCTCAGTTGGTTAGAGCGGCGTTCTTGTAAAACGGATTGGAATACTGCCGTATTTCTACGTTCCTTAACTATGGGCTTTGGAATGTTCAAATAGTAGGCCATGGGTCGAAGACAGGATTCTTCACACGGCCACAGTTCCTAATCGGCGGTGCCACTTCGATTAGAAAACTGTGGATGTTTGAAGAAGCGGGTTCGACTCCCGCACGACCCCCTCGTGTTTTTTCAACCAGAAAAGAAGGAACTCAAAATGACCATGTCTGATGAAACACGGGTCATCTCCTCCCACGCTCTCACCGTGGAAGGAATGACCCAGCCACAGGTACAACCACTCAACCTCCCCACCGGATTCAACGGTTATCGCAAGGATTCCGTTGAACAGTACGTGAACGGGTTGGAAACACAGATTTGGAATCTGCAACGCCAGTTGACGGAAAAAAACATGGTCTTGGACAAGCGTCAATCCGAACTCGGCAAACGGGAGCAGGAAGCTGAATCCCTCCGTCAGCAGATTGAACGGTTGAACGCCGACTTGCAGGACGCCCGTCAAGCGTCGGAAAACCCGATGCAGGAATTAGGCACCAGCCTCGGCAAAGAATTCCAAACGTTGAAAAACACTTACGAGTCGAAGAAACGTGAGGAGCTGGAACAGGCCCGCACGCAAGCCGAACAGATTCTCCAACAGGCCAAGGATGAATCACAAAAGCGACTCGACTCCGCGACGGAAACCACCAAACAGATGATGACCGCCGCACACGATAAGAAGCAGAAGCTTGAACAGGAATGCGCCAAACTGAAAAAGGAAACCGACGATAAGGTTGCCAACCAGTTGGACGCGGCCAAGAAACAAGCCGAACAGATTATCAGCAAGGCGGAAGCTGACGCAGTCAACCGTTTGGACAAGGCGTCACAGGAAATCGACCTCCGAACCAAGAAGGCTGAACAGCATGCCGCCGAATTGGATGCGAACAGCAAGAAGCTGATGGAAGCCGCTCAGCAGAGAGAGGAAACGGCGCAAAACAACGTCGCCAACTCTTTCGCCCAGTTAAGGCAGTTGGGCGCGGACATTGACAAGCTGATTTCAAAATCCAAATAATTATTCGCGGGCCGTCAAAACGGTCTGCACATTCCCCATTAGTGTAATGGCAGCACACGGGTCTTTGGAACCTTTAGAGGTGGTTCGAGTCCATCATGGGGAGCTAAGTTTCGACCGGCTGTTTTTGGCGTGTCGAAACTTCGGAGTCGTGCCTGAGTGGCCGATAGGGGCACCCTGCTAAGGTGTTAACCGTTTCATACGGTTCGAGGGTTCGAATCCCTCCGACTCCGCTGGGGAATGGGTTGCGGTTGCGAACCTTCCGTTCCGAAAAGTTTGGAACGGTCGTAATAAAACCATCTCGTGCATGTAGTGCTTTCCCGTAAACAATCACAATTCTATTCCTCTTACTGCGGGAGTAGTGAAAAGGTCATCACACCTGCCTTCCAAACAAGTATTGCGAGTTCGAATCTCGTCTCCCGCACAAAGTCCCACACTTTTTATCCCCTAAAGCTCGTGGGACAATCCATGGCATGACTCTCACATGCGCGATGGACGACAATCCGGAAATCCATGAAGGACTGTCAGCAAGCCGTATGCCTTGCACCCTCTTGACTCACGCATACATGCCAGTGTTCACGACATGAACTCACTGATGGGAAACAACCAAGCCATGTCAAACGCCAAACAAAAAGCGGAGTCTACGGGTGTTTTTCTCTCCACCCTTCTCCTGCTCCGCGTCTTTGTGTGAACAGCTCCTCGCCGGTGGGAGTGGCGAAACACCGGCTTATTCTTTGTTGTTTAAATTGAACTTTCTTTGGATATATGTCGTATTAACTCTTATCCAGACTCGTATGCCGATTGGCCGGAATGCTGAGTTTGGATATATGCCGTATTAACTCTTATTCAAACTCACAACCCTGCGAGGTAACTCTGAGGTAAGTTTGGATATATGCCGTATTAACTCTTATTCAAACTTCGCTCTACGCAATAGTCTCATGGCATCCGTTTGGATATATGCCGTATTAACTCTTATTCAAACTCCGGACGGCTCATGCATCGTGTTCTCTCCGTTTGGATATATGCCGTATTAACTCTTATTCAAACTCTAGTCCCGAATAAGAGCCTTCATATCAACGTTTTCCGACTATTCGCCATCATCGAAAAGAGTCAGTAGACCCGGTTGTTCCGGTGTATTTTGCTGTTTTTTATCGATGAATCTCAACGAATCCGCCCATTGCGTGTCTGTCACGCATAGTACTCTCACGCTTCCGTGGGGAGGCAGTCCAGCTTTTATATAGGTTAGTGCCGACCTTCCTCCCGATTGTGTTGGAGTATATCTTGCGTATACGGAGTATTGCACTCGGACGAAACCTAAGTCCGCTAAAAGATGATTGAATCTGTTAGCGGCTCCCACGTCCTCTTTTGTTTTGATGGGTAAATCATACATGACTAGCGTCCACATGCCTTTATCCTTGTCTCTTTTCATTTTTGTTTCCTTTTCCCGAAGACTGGAACGGGTAGTTTGTCCAACCAGCCTTCGCAGTATTGCGCGTATTGCCCGCAGAACTCGTCAACCAGTGAGGGAATGGTCAATCCTTTTGGAGAGAACTGACTGTTGACTGCTAGAACTATCTGTTGTTTCAATTCCGTGTCTAAAGGCTCGTTGGGCAGCTGACTTATCTGATAGTCTATGGCTGGTCGGAAAGGTTCTACCAAATCGTCGGCTAGACAAAAATAATTATTAGCGGAATGATGGTGTATTCCAATTGTTGGGGAGAGTCCCGCTGAGCAAATCGACTTGATAAGAAAACCCCGTAGTATTGTGTAAGCGTAGTCTAATTGACTATTTCTCCCTTCACCGGAGCCGGGGAAACGACGGAAATTCTCATCGGGAAACATGCGATGCCAATATTCACGTGCCGCCTGTCCTTCGATATTGTTTGGGTCTCCGGAACGAACTTTCGAAGCTAGACTTCTTAAAAACTGCCCTCCTTCCAGTCCAAGCAGGTCCAGCGTATGAGACTGGCCTAATATCTTCGCATGTATGATTCTTCCCCAAGCGGATTTTCTAGATGGTAGACTCATTGTCTGTTGCGCGTTTTGGCGTGCGGCGGAACGAGTGTTGGTTTTAGCCCATGATTGCATTGCGGCTATTGGAATTTCGTTCCATTGGCATATGAGTACTTCCACATCGAAGAACGCCAACTGTTGCAATAGTGCCGTGGACACGGTCGTTTGAACACCTAAAAGCAGTACGGCTGTATCCGCTAAAGGAATACATGTTTCCAAATCGTGGTGTTCGATAACAAGCTGTCCACGCTTATAACGGAGTATCCCAGTCATGGCGGTGCAGTCCACTATCCTCCATCCTTTTGTCATAATAAACCTCCTAAAAAAGGGTCTACCGATAACCTTATATGGTTTTCGGTAGACCCTTTCTATTTAGAGGGGTGGTTGAAAGCAGTGTGTTCAGCACTCCAAAAGCGGCCCGATTTTACTGATTGCTGGAGTATAAGTGTGTAGTTTGAACATTTTTTCAACCTTGACCGGTATTTCCACTCCTTGTTCCTTCAACTTGTCTAACCCCTCTTCCGAAATGACGGAAGGAGCCAGACGGATTTTAGTAGAGGTGGGGAAACCTAAGACCGTGAACCTTCGTTCCACTCCCGAATCAGTATGGAATATGCGCGAGTATTCCGGGCAAGTGTCTTCCATGACTTCCGGAGTCAGTCTGATTTCATCGTTAACGGTAAGTTGTGCGATGCAGGTCGCATTTCCAAGTGCGATGGCCTCCCTGACCTTGCCATCCGCATAACGGAGTGATACGTCAGCCGGACGCAACGGAGTGCGGAACAGGTCGGTATTCTTCCTGCGTTTCATCAAATCGCATTGGAACACGCGCACCATGCCATAGAACGTCTTGCGTTTTCCGTTCTTCAACACCTGTTCGCAACGGTAGATGCGGGCGTGGTGGATGGTTCCGCCAATGTCGGCGGCACCACCGTTGACGTACAGTTGCGCGTTGTTGCCGGGTAGGAATCCGATTTCGTCCTGCGCATGGCATACCTCGCCCAAGGCTGTGATGACACGGTTCGGATTGGCGGGCAGACCGGTCTGAGGATTATAGTCCGGCAGTCGGGTCAACGCCTTCCATACCTGCGGTGTGATGGCATGGTCGATGAGCGTGGGGGAGAGCGCGTCTCCCAGTCGCACGTATTGCAACGGTTTCACCGTCGCATCATGCGCGGTACTGTTGCCCAAGCGGAGTCGGCGGCTCCGAACGACCGGAATGGTATCCTCGTCCAAGCCCTTGTTCAACAGGTGGAGCAGACTTTTCATCTGTTCAATCCATTGCTGGTACCGGACGTAGCCGGGGGTGTTCTTGTTTGGATACTGTTTCCAATCCGCTTGCCCGAACGGGGTTCCGCACAGGCGTTGCGATTCGCGTAGGTAATGGCGTTCTGCAAGACGGAGGGCGACACTCTGGTTCATCATGGCGATGACCGAAGCGTCAACCGCATGATGACGGCGGTCGAGTCGGGTCTTCCACTGTGCGCCGATGAAATGGATTTGCCCGTCGATGCCGGAAGCTCGACGTGCCTCATAGGTGATGGAGCCGGGGAACGTGGACACTTTCACCGTTTTGTTGGCGTATCGTCCGTCGAGTCGGCGGTGGAGTTCGTCGGCCATCCAACCCACGGATTCGATGGAACGATTGTCCAACGGCTCGTCCTGTTCGGTCTGCTTGAGTCGGCTGATGATGCTTTTCTTCACCTGACCGACCTGCTTGCGGTTCATGGACGGCGGGAACATCAACTGGTTCACTCGTGCGATGACATCATTCATGGTGATGCCATGCTCCCGCGCATAGTCGGAACGCACCCAAACGGCGAACGGAACGTTCGACTTGCTGGCATTGCATTCGGGGCAGACCGCAGCCATGTTGGTGCGTTTGCTGTCCGAACCGACGCCACGACGGGGTACGATATGGTCGAGTTCGGACTTGTCGAAACTGAATCGTGGACTGGTCGCACCACAGTATAGGCATGTGTTGTTCTGCGATTGGACGATTTCCCAACGGCGGATATCGTAATCGTGGACTTTGAAGCTTCCACCGTTGGACAGTTGTTTCTTCATATCCTCACGGATTGCTGCTCTCATCTGATTGTCCTTGTCACGACGTTGACGGCGCTCATAGTCGAGCGTGCGTCCGAACGCGATGGACGAGAACGATTCCTTCGTTGTTTCGATGGACACGCTTTCCGGAATGCCATACTGTTGTTCGCATTGGCTGAGAAAACGGTTGAACGCTTTCAACACTCGGTCCACGGCAGGATTGCCGGTCGGTTCCTGAACAGGTGGAACCGGGGGCTTCCAGTCGGCTGGCACGTTGAACTCGTGGCGGATGGCATAATGCAAATCGTCTTCCGTTTCCAACATGCGTTTGGACAGTCGTGTGAGGGTCTTTTCGGAGTAGGCGGCACGTCCCACGGGAAGACTGATGGAGTCCAACGGGGTGAGCAGGTCTTCGTCCAATCCGTCGATGAATTCGATGGGGGAGGCGTATTCGATGAGGTCGCGCACCTTGTCCAAGTCAATAGTGTTGGAGAGGAGTCGAATCATCGCGGCCCGTTCGCCCTCGGTGGCGACATCCCACCATGCGTCCATCATCTTGCGGAGTTTGGTGTTCTTGATGCCGTGGAGTCGGATTACGGTGTCCAATACCGGCGGCTTGTTGCCGATTCTTTCCTCCCCGTCATGGGTGAGGGTACCAACGCCTTTGAGTTCGTTGCGTTCGATGTCAAGCACGGCGCACACGTCCAACCATTCCACGTCTTCCTTGGCGGTGGTAAGCAGTTCGTACACATCCTGTTTCTCGCTGACGGTCAACGGACGTGGTTCCTCGCCTTTACGGCGGATACGCAGGTTGGTGATGACGTTGAGGATACGATACTTCTGGAAGGCGATACTGGCTTTCAATGCTCTCTTCTGGGTCGAGTCGAGCGGGTCTGTTCCGACATGCTTCTCTGCGGAACCTTTGGGGGATGCGCAGTGGAACACGGTACGCAGGATGGGTTTCCAAACATCCTCGGGAACCTGCTGGACGGTGAAGATACGTCGGAGTTCACGCGCATTGTCGGACTGCATGAGACGGCTTGGCAGAACACCCTCACCGTATTTTGTGCTGGTACGAACCCTCATGAAATTCTCATCACGGTCGGAAAGCGTCAATGCGACGAGTTGCGCCGGAGTCATATCATCGTCCAGTTTCATTCCAAGACGGGTCTCCACACGCTGTTTCAAATCCTTGTACTGGTCGGACGGCTCCACATCCTCGAACAGGGTTTCGACACGACTATAGGAGTTGCGCCAACCGCGATGGCGTGCGATATGTCGGATAGCCATGACCATCATCCGGTCACGCTTGTCCTTGTCGGGGACGTAGGCGGTTGCCAATGCGGAGCGGACGTTCCAGTATTCGTAGAGTCCATGCTCGCTTTCCGGCACGTCGTCTACCGGATAACCCAGTTGGTAGAGCTGACGGTCGAGTTGGTTGAGACGATGGCGGCGGCGTTTGCGCATGTTGCGGGTTCGTCGGGCGATTCCGGCCATGGCTTTGCGGGTGGTGCCGGACTTGTTTTGGGTCGGGTCTACTCCGCCGTCGTGAATGTAGCTGAGGGTTTTGAGCAATGCTGTCGGGTTGCCGTTGGCGTCGAGTTGGATTGCCGAGAATCCTAGACTGTTGAGTCCTACGTCGGCTCCCACGCGATAGCGGATATTGGTTTTTGCGGTCAAGGTCTGTTGTTCTCTTTCCGCACTGCATGAAAAAAGCGGCGATTGGGACTTGCGTCCTATCGCCGCTCTACGGTCAATTCCGGTCTGTCACCGGACTTGTTTAGACTATATGCCGTGATTTCCACTATAACACACAGTGTTTTTCTGGCAACCTCGGCGTGTCGTTTCCGTTTTTCGAACAGCGCTTTGGTTTTTTATTTGCGGACGTGTCCAGTATATCTCAATATTCAGACCTTGCGACACGACTCTTTCCTGTTGTCTTTTTATAAGGTATACTGGAATCGTTCACACAATCAAGCTGAAGTAAAAAGAAGGAACGTAAAAATGTGGAAGATAATCCACCTCAACAGCGGCCATACGCTCATAACGGAAGACAACATAGACCTGACGAAACCCGTCATCACAGCCAACGTGCTCGACCACGAAACCAGCATCGCACTCCACGCCATCAGCGGTGAACTATTGGAAAACGTGTTCTACCCAATGACCTACCGTCCGCCGATTCGCCGCACCGAATACAGGGTGGCGAACCCTGAACGGATACAGGCGTTCCTTTCCGCCACCAACCGCGTGAGCATCCCCTTGGGTTCCGTCGATTACGTCGAGGATTACGTTCCGACCGCCGTCGAGGATGAGGAGGAAGACGGTTATGGGGGAGCCTACCGCAACGCCATCCACGGCGAAGGCTGTTAAGAAAAGGGGATTATAGAATGTCCACAGTGACTCCGGTAGACCCGATAGAAAAACTGTTCGTCAACACTCGCGGCCAAATCTCCGACCAATTCCGGTTGCGCAAGCTGAAAATGAGACTGGGCACGGTCGGGGATATCACCGCGATGACCGCCGAACAGTTCACTGGACTTTTTGGCTCGGATTATATGCGAGTCGTTGGGAACCGTTTGAGAAAAAACGGTTTGGATTTCCGCTCGGTGGAGGATTCCGCTTTATATCGTGAGGGGGTGGATGACCCCGATTTCCGTATCCGCCTGTATTCGATTGGTGTCGGCTCATTGGCGAAACTGTCTAAAATATCCTTGGCTCAATTCCTGCATTATCTGGCCCGACTGCGGGAGTCCCGCCGTCTCCAATATTCCAGTGGGGTCACGGTTCCCCAGTTTGGAGCGTTGAATATCGCCCATTTGGAGCGGGTCATGTTCGAGAACGGGTTCCGTTTTCGGGATGGTTCGTTGAATACGGCTGATTTGACCATGTTGGGCAATAATCGTGATGGCAGTCCGACGGGGAAGAATATGGTGAACGCTCATGATGTTGTTTCGGGTCATCCTGTGTTCTCGGGTGCTCGTAGGAAGGGTCTGCTGGTAGCCCGTCGTAAGCGTTTGTTGGAGGAGTTGGCTGGGATTGAGGTGGAGTTGGTTTCGTTGGGTTGATTTGCCCCAATATTTGTGTTATATTGAAATTGTTCACACAAAAACAGAAAATCAAAAAGGAGCAAACCATGAACAAGCAGACCACTCTCGAAGAGTTCGAAAAAGGAATGACCGAAAACCTTCCCTACCTTCAAAGGAACACCAAGGAAGGCAAGTACGTTTGGACGAAAAGCCATGTCTGCAATCCCGAACGTTCCTTCTCTCGCTCTTGGAAGATGACCTTATGCATGTGGGGCGAAGAAGGATACGTCAAGGAGGCTACTTTCTCTCTCACTTACGACCTCTCACTGCAATACGCTGGAGACAATGGAAGCGCGGCTGGAATCCCCACGGAGACTGCCCGAATCCCCATGTATCGGGATGGTGTGCCTATCGCCACTTTCAAGGGTGTTGACAAGTCCGCCAAGATACTTCTCGACAAGGTCGAACAGGTCTTGGGATTGGCGGAGAAGTTCGAGCGTGGATTCTGGGAATTGAATCAGACGAGCAAGTCGTTGACTTCTTTGGAAGAGAACATCTTCTGAATCCAATGGCCTCACAATGGGGCTTTGCCTTGGTAGCCCAGTGGATAGGGCGTCCGCCCTCTAAGCGGATGGTCGTGGGTTCGAATCCCATCCAAGGCGCTTTTCCTCTCGTTCGGGGTTTCCTTGCGCGAGCTGGAAACCCTTCTAACAAGGGGGCATAATGTAAAAGACTCCACCCCACACGTGGAAAAGAAACCAAACAAAGGAGATAATCTTGGCAAACGTCAAGAAGACGTTCATCGCCACTACCGTGGCTGTTGCGACACTCGCCGCACCGGCCACCGCGTTCGCGGATGACGCCAACAATATCCAGCCGGACGTGAACGGCGCTATCGAACAGGCGCAGACCGCAGTATCCCAGACTCAGGACACCGTGGCACAGGCCACACAGGCAACCCCCCAGACCGCCACCACGCCGGACAATACCACTACGGCCACCACGACCCCCGCACAGTCAGACCCCGCGGCCGACGGACAGGCCAAGGTGGACGAGGCCCAAGCCAACGACAATCAGGCTCAGACGAATCTGAATCAGGCACAGACCAACGTTGACAGCGCACAGACCACCGTCAATCAGGCCCAGACTCAGGTGAACAACGCCCAGACCACTCTGGACGCCGCCAACCAGCAGGTTCAGAACGCGCAGACCACCGTCAATCAGGCTCAGACGAATCTGAATCAGGCACAGCAGAACGCCAGCGAATCCGCCAATCCGGAAAACCAGCAGAAGGCTCAACAGGCGCTTTCCGACGCGAACAGCCAGCTCGACCAGACCACCAAGCAGTTGGAATCCGCCAACCAGCAGGTTAAGAAGGCCCAGCAGGAAGCCCAGCAGAAGGCCGACAATCTGACCGCAGCCAAGAAGGACGAAGCCGCCGCCAAGACGGACAAGGACAAGGCCGATAAGACAGCCTCGGACGCGAAGACGAAGGCCGACGAATCCCAGAAGACCATCAGCCAGCTCAAGGCCGAACTCGAAGCCGCGTTAGCCGCGAAGAACGACGCCGACACCGCGAAGACCACGGCCGACAAGAACGCGGCGGACGCGAAGAACGGCATCGAAGCGAAGCGGAAGGATGCTGACGAGAAGGCCACCGCCGCCAACACCGCTCAAGCCGACGCAGACTCCAAGAAAGCCGCCGCCGACAACGCGGACAAGCAGCTGGCATCCGGCTCCATCGGCTTCTACCAGTGGAAGCTTGCCTCCAGCTATAAGAACGAGGACACCCAGTTCGCCCTCGACCAGCTTGTCAAGTATCAGAACGAGGATTGGGTGAAGATTGGTGAGGAAAACTCCGCAACCAGCTTGCAGAACATGCTCGACGCTCTCGACATGATTGACAAGGGCAATGAGATTCGCCGTAACCTCGGACTGCCGGAGTGGACGGTCAACGATGCGGACACCGCCGACGCGCAGCTTGCCGCCGACTACAATACGTATTCCCCGAATATGGGACACGTGTTCACCGGAACCTCCCAGAACCTCGCTTGGGGTTACGATAACCCCTACGATGTCTGGTATACGGAAGAGAAGGCCGTGTTCGACCGGTATGCGGAGAAGAATCCGGAACTGCGCAACATGACCGCCGTGGAAATCTACATGAAGTATCCGGACATCTACGAGCAGACCGGACACTATCTGAACATCATCGACCCGGATTGCGACACCACCGGTTTCGCAATCACAGGTTCGCTGACCGCCGCGCAGAACTTCAGCCAGAAATACCTGTACTCTAGCGGCGTTTCCGTGGACGAGTACCGTCAGCAGATTCTCTCCTACAAGAACGCATTGGACTCCGCCGCCGACGTGTATCAGAAGGCTCTTGACAAGGCGAACGAGGCGAAGAAGGCCGCGCAACAGGCCCAGCAGGAGCTTGCCGAACTACAGGAACGCGCGCAGTCCGCACAGCAGACCGCCGATGAAGCGGCCAAGACCGCCAAGGCTAAGAACGAAGCCTATCAGAAGGCTCTCGACGCATACAATGCCGCAGTCAAGGCCGGTCAGACCGCCGACAGCACCTACGCTCAGGCGAAGGACGAGGCCGACGCGAAGCAGACCGTGTACGAGCAGAAGCAGTCCGCAACCAAGAAAGCCCAGAACGAGTTCGATGAGGCGAACCAGCAGGTGAAGACCTCCCAGTCGAACGTGGACAAGGCTCAGGCCGCAGTAGACGAAGCCAAGAAGCAGGTCAAGGAAGCCCAAGCCAAGCTGGACGGCTACACCGACGCGAACGCGAAGCTGGCCGAAGCCCGGAAGAAGCTGGCGGAAGCGGAGAAGACGTTGTCCAAGGCGCAGGACGAGCAGAAGACCGCTCAAGCCAATTTGGACAAGGCCAAGGCCGCTAAGGCTGACGCCGACAAGACGCTGGCCGACGCGAACGCGAAGCTGGACAAGGCCAAGGCCGACAAGAAGCAGACCGAGGCCGCTCTGACGGATGCGAAGAACGCTCTTGACGGCATCGCCACGAAGCCGGGCGAGGGTGATATCATCGACCCCGGTTTCTCGGTCGATGATGATTCTTCCAAGCCGTCTACTCCGGATACCCCGTCTACTCCGGACGATTCGGGCAAGCCGAACGACTCGAACTCTACCGGAACCTCCAAGGGAGACACCGGCAAGACCGACACCACCAAGGATGACAGCTCTTCCCTGACGGACACTACCGTCTCCACTAAGAAGAACGAGTCCAAGGCCGAGACCGCTGACGAGAAGGCTTATAAGACCACCACATATAAGGTGGACGCCGACAATAAGACCGTCACGGACACTGGTGAGGATAATCTTGCCACCACCGGCGTGGATGTGGCGGGTATCACCGCAGTATCCATCGTCGCCCTGATGATGGGTGTTGGCTTCGTTGGAGTGGAGCGTTCTGTCCGCCGCAACGACTGATGCCTGTTTGAGACTGGAAGCCCTGACCTTCCGTATAGGAGGGTTGGGGCTTTTTGTTTTTTTGCATTTTCAGACCACATACGCCATAATGGAATTGTTCACACAAAGTCTTTCATGCCGCCATGGCTTGCGTTGAGTGACGTTTGGCGAGATTGGCTAAACATTCAATCTATGCTATACTGGCATTGTTCACATAAAGATAGTTCAAGCAAACAAGGAGACAGGCATGAGCAACATCACAGCAGACGAATACAGTCTCTTGGAATTCATTTCATCCCGCGACAAGCAGGAAGACAACAGTCGAATCCTCTTGGAACAAACCAAGAAAATCCTCAAATCCCTCGTCCGCAAAGGCTTCGGAAAAATCGAACACTACTCCAACATCGGAGACTGGTTCATCCCCGACATGGACGCTATCAACGAGTTCGTTGAAACACACGTCGGACAGTACAAGCTCGAACGCAAGTACCTCCAATACGACATGTTCAACATCCTTGAGGAAATCTCCCGCAAAGGATACGGCTGGAACTACGTCTCCCAGCCCACAGCCAAAGCCAGCATGGAACGGCTCCGCCACTACGGGTGCGTCACCTACGTCAAGCGCGGTGACAAGTATATCGCAACTGGAACTCCGGAGGGCATCGCCTTCGCCAAAAACATGATGGCTACGGCCACCAGAACATGTGCCGAATGCGGTCGAAAATACCCCTACTATTCCGGCATGAAAGCCTACGACATCTGCTCCAAGGAATGCTACTACAAGCGTTTCGGCACTCCCGAAGAACGACGTGCAAAAAGATTACAGAAGAAGAACTGACAATCATGGTCGAGAAAAAAAGTAAAAGGAAAGGGCGCCACGATGATTTTCAAACTGACTTTAGGCGACTGGGAGTGTGACGGCTACTACGCCAACAAGGATTACTTTTTCGAAAGCAACTATTCGGCTGAAAGAATCACGGAAGCCTACAAGGCTAGTTGTCGGAAGTATGGCGTCCAATTCAACAGCGCCAAACATGATTACACGGGTCTTGGACGCGAGAATCTTGACCGACGGCGTCTCGTCTGGGCTAGCTATGACGAACCCAGTATGAGTCGGGAGGTCTACCGTCTATTCGTTGAACTCGGGCTGATTCAGGATGACGAACTGTGGCTCGATAAGAATGGACTCTACCATGCGGGGGAAGATAATGTTCTCAAAATCATCATGGGCTTTATCGCGCTTTCCATGCCGGACGATTTCGGTTACAAGCTGGTGAATATCCCAAGCGTCAATGCTCTTATCTACGATAAGATTGGCGAATCCGTACAAAGACTATACGGAATTTGACGTCCTCCCAGTGTTGAAACACCGGGAGGACGTCAAATACAAGCTGTTGGAGATTCCCCGCGTCAACGCTCTGATTCACTATCAATATCAGCTACGGATTGTATTCAATCTAAAAGACGTATTTCGGAAGGAAAGACGGTAGTCGCAATGGCAGAAAAATATGGTGTCGAACTATATGAGGGAATGTGTGTTGAAGCGTTCATTCGTGGATACGTGGATTGGAACCCACTGGTGCTGGGTGATGGCATGAGTATTCGATTTGACGCAACGAATGTCAGAATCTACTTTTACGATGAATCTTCCTATGACAGGGTTGACGGATTGCATGTGAACGTCAACCATGAGGAGCTTCCTGTATTCGAATATGCGGGAATGCCGCCGAGTGAAGCCGCCAAAAAAATATGGGACCGAATAGAGGAGTTAGTAGCAATATGGTTATCAACGGCAGGTTGGATTGCGGATACTGTTCCGCTCCTATCACCCGGCTGTACGGTGGAATAATCGGAAAGCAACAGTCATATCCATGTCCGAACTGCGGGTGTATGAACTATGTGACGCCTAAAATCACATATTCGGCTTCCACGTTCGGCTCGCAGGTCAAAGACGCATTGTTGGATTTGGTGGAACGGCATGGCGGGTCACACTGGGATTGCAACGGGGACGTGGAAAACATTTCCATGCCGTACCGTGGAGTCCACGCCGAATTAAGAACCTATAACGACTACTGTTACGGCATTCTCGATGGACTGCATGTGAATGTTGGTTCCACCAGTATTCCGGTATTGGACTTGAAGGGTTTGACCCCGGAACAGGCGGCTACGCGGATTCTTCTGCGCGTCTTCCGCGAATGTCGGAAACAGGAGGAGGAAAACGTTTGAAAGATGGTGAGATTCGTCCACTGCCGCAGAACGAGTTCTATCAGAGTCCGTTCGACGGGCGTTGGGTTGATTTGGATGAGGAGGAAGTATTTCGACTAATCGACATGCAACGGCAGAGTGGAACTAGGTGTGGTAAAACTAAACCAAAGACGTGTTATACTAGAAGTGTCCACACGAAAGAAACCTAAAGGAGCAATCCATAATGAAACTGCACGTAGACGTGGGAGTCCTCGAAAGCCCCATAGTGTCAGCGTCAAAATATATGGCGTATACGCAGACCCCCAACAAGGACGAAGAACGCCGCAAGATGGTTCAAACCATAACGGATAGGGACTTTCCCCAAACTGGACTAACGACCATATAACCTCGGCTTGGATTCTCGAAGTAAAAGAAGTCACCCCAATCAAAGAGCTTTTAGGGAAGTGTCGTAATTGAGCTACCACCTAGCCTCATGTCCATTCTGCGGTAAGTCGGTTCGACTCGTCTATGACAATACCGTAAACGGAACATGCTACGGCATCAGCCACAAGCCGGACGAATGTTCCATTCTACCAACCATCTGGGGAGCATCCGACATAAAAGCGGACTCCATCGTGCGTTGTTGGAATCAACGATACGGTGTGGCGAGTCTACTCAGAGAAAAAGGCGAAGACGAACTAGCCGACGAAATGGCCTTCCTAGGTTAAAGCCTTAAAACATATTCCACAAAAAGAAACCAAATCAAAAAGAAAAAGAAAGCAAAAAATTGAAAACCAACACCAAGACCATGAGAACCATCATGTTCATCTCACTGGCTATCGCAATGGTTCTTATTCCCGCCAACACAGCTACCGCCAACGAGTTCATGCAGAATCGGAAAGAATACGAGACGGCACTGAACCATGCCACCATTCTGACCGCACGTTTGAAACAGGATACGGAAAACGTTCAAAACAAGACCATTGTCACTCGTAACGATGATGACGCTACCCGTATTGCCCGTGAGGCATTGCAATCCCAATTAACGGAAGCGACTAAAATCCACATGTCGCAAAAAGAGAAGGCTACTGTCTTCACCGTTTCATCCCTGACCGACAAGACGGTCAAATCCAATAATCGCATTCACTCTCTTATCCGTTCCATCGACCGGACGGCCAAATCCGTGGATACCGCCATCGCCTCCCACAAGCTTGATGATATGAGGAAGAAGCTTGCCGATATGGTTGATAAGGGTAAGAGAATTTTGGAATCATCCAACGGCAACGTGGACGATGAAAACAATCGCGATAAACTGTCTGACCTGTTGAAGAAGGCCAAGGATTTGATGGAATCCACGGACGTGCAGACCATGAGCGTGGACGTGTCCGAATTGGACAAGCTGATTAACAAGGTGTCCGACGATATGAACGCACGTCAGTCCCGTATCGGACAGGAACGTCAGCAGAGCGTAGTGGCGGCGTCCTATTCTCAGGCGTCCGACACTACGAACGGAAACTATGCGACTACCCGTTCCAACTATGGTTCCTACACTCCAACCCAGTCCACTCCGCGCGGCTACTACAGTTCCATGTCCTGCGATTTGACTTCTGCCGCAGACCACTGCCAAGGCGCGGTTGACGGCGGCGGCATCGTGGACTTGAACTATGGCAACGGACACGTGTATGCGCAACACAACAATACGGGTGGCGCGTGGATTAACAATCTGCAAGCGGGTCAGACGTTCACCATGAACGGCTCCACCTATCGGGTTAACGGACAGAGCGTTCAGGGTGCCCAGTATGCTCCCGGCTCCGGCGATTGGATGCAGACTTGCAATGGGAATGGCAATCATCTTGTCGGTATCACGAAGATAAGCTGAACGAGTAAACGATTGGCAGATAGGATAAAACGATTCGACCCGCCGCAGTGGTTGGTTCACATAGCCTCTGCGGCCATACCCTTGCTTATTGGATTGGGTTATGTCCTATACCGGATTGATTGGAAAAGCCTACACATTCGAGAGCGCATTCACTCTCTGAAAATACTGTTACTAAAAGCGCTCTACGGTTTTGCCGAATGGTTCCTCCGTCTCCCATGGTCGGAAATCGGTCAAATAGTAGAATACTTGTTCCTCGCCATCATTGTCGGCATAGTATTGACTACAGCCTTCGTATTGGTAGGCGGTGCCGTCGGCATGTTGAAGACTTGGCGTCTTTCAATTGTGGAAACGATTCGTGCGGCATTAACCATTACGATTGGTTTAGGTGTCAACGTGATTATCGTTATCGAACTGGTTTCCGACAATATTGGCTACGGATTCGATACAGAACTTTTCCTGAGTACGCTCCTTGTTGAAATGCTGTTCGTGGGAGCAATGGTCGAAGGTTGGTCGCCCTATCCGAAGAGCTGGTGTTGCCGTCTAATCGCCCCCCGCCAAGTAAAATTACGGCAACAGCTTGAGAGTTCATTGGCTTTGTTCGAGGAAGACCATTATTGCCTACCGAAAAAACCTTTCGGCGGAGGCTCGAACGACGAATACATGTTGCGTATCGCGTCCAAGGAAAGCCTACGCAACCTTTGGATTCAGAACAATCTACCCGCATTGAGAGAGTATGCGGAATATCATCCAACGTTCAGGAAAGAACTGGAAGAATGGGTGCAAAACAGCAAGTAAGGCATAATCCGCCGCAGTTGGCCGCTATCATCACCGCATGGTCAAGGTTTTGCGGGATTTTGCTTCCTTCTCACGACGTGATATAGTGGAATCGTTCACACAAACAAGCTAGGAGCGAAAATGAGCGACAAGCAGGAAACCATCGACATCCTCGTCATCAAGCAGGACGAGAAACCCATTCGCAAAACCATCCCCAACACACTCGAAGCGAAACAGCATGAGGTAGACGGCTACATCGAACCATTCGGACTCAAAAACGGGGCGACCATCTACTGCAACGAAGAAGGCAAACTCGGCAGGTGGACACTCAACCGCGCAATCCGCGCCTACGACCTCGAAGACGGGGCTGATTCGCAAATCGTGGAAATGATGGCGGGCACGTTCTTCATCTCAGGATTCGACCCTGAAAGCGGAGAGGACACCAGTCTTACGGAGGAACAGTTCAACCACTGGGCCAAGCGGTTCCACTCGCCGGAAATCCTCGTGCAGAACGCCAATAATGAGCTGTTGGCCGTTCCTGTTCCCATCAAGTAGTTCGTAATTCTAGGGGATAGGAGCCAATCCTATCCCCTTAACTTTTTCAAGGAAAAGACGATGACCAAATACTTTACTTCTGACACTCACTTCGCCCACCCGTTCGTAGCCGCATTGCGGGGATATGCGAAGCCCGGGTTCACATCGGACAACACCATCAAGCAACAGGCCAACGAAGCGCACATGCAGGTCAAGGATTGCGTCAACTGGTACCAGCATGACATTGACGTGACCGACCACATCAACGAGACGGTAGGGGAGAACGACGAACTCTACATTCTGGGAGACCTATGCAGCGGAGGCGCGTGGAGTCTTCAACAGGCGCTTATGCATGTCAAAAGCCTACGTTGCCCTCGTAATAACCGTCATCTGATTCTCGGCAACCATGACGATGTGCTGTACGGGAAGAGCAAGGGCTTCAAGGATTTGACCGAGGCGTTTGGCGAAATCGGGCGCATCGGCATGACGGACATCACGGACGGAGAAACCACTATGACCGTGTTCCTCTGCCACTTCCAATGGCGTGAGGATTTCGACGTACCGGCAGTGGATGGCATGGTCTCCAATTGGGCGAAGCCGGAGCTTCGACGTTATGCGATTCCTCAAGTGGGGAAGAACATGCGATTGCTGCACGGTCACACCCATGCGAACACTCCCCATGAGTTCAAGAACCGCAACGAAATCAACGTGGGATTGGACGCGTGGAACATGCGCCCCGTATCCGAAGTAGAACTTGTTCGCATGTTTCAGCAGAACTGAAGTAAAGAAAGGCTTAGAAAATGACCACTCTGACCATTCTTAGAGGATTGCCCGGCTCAGGAAAGAGCACTTGGGCGCGGAAGCATGTCGATTCGAATACGGTAATCGTCAGCTTGGACGGTTTGCGTGAAATGATGGCGGGAGGCCGTCAGACATGGCATGAAACCATGAATCCACAGTTGAACAGGATTCTCGTCCGTCAGGCGCATACCATCATCAGCGACCTGCTCGCCAAAGGTGTGAACGTCATCAGCGACTCCCAGCATGTCAACCCGCGTTTCTGCGTGGACGAGGTGCAGATTGCCGCCCGCCACAAGGCGCATGTTGAGACTTTCACATTCAACACGCCGTTGGACGTTCTGCTGGAACGCAACCAGACCCGTCCGGAAAACGACCGTGTGCCGGAGGAATATCTGCGCACCCAGTATGAGACTTGGCATGAAAACCTTGACCATGAAAGCCGTTGGGTCAACATCCATGTAAGGAAGGTTGACGGAACCTACCATATGAATCCGTCCGGAGACCTCGCACTGGTGGACGTGGGATTGCTGTGGAACGACAAGACCCGTGTTCCCGACAATGCCGAGTTCGGTTATACCGCCGTACCGGCAAAGGGACGTGATTTGACCGGTGTCATCCAGTTGGATATGCCGCCGCTCAAAGATGGTAGGAAGTGGACTCTCGACCGTTACTCGAAGTGGTTGGAACAGGGCGCACATAAGACCAATGACGGGTTTGCCGACTTCTCCACGGATGGAAGGAACCTGCTCGAACTCATGCGAGATTCCGATAACGTAAACGTCCGTCCAGTCAAGGGCGAGAACGACGTATACGCTTGCAATTTCAGCCGTGACGCGTTCAAAAACCAGCGTTGGGACGAATATTCCAGCAAGGCTCGCGGACTGTTCCTCGACGGGAACGGCAATGTCGTGGCACGAGGATTCGAGAAGTTCTTCAATCTTGGAGAGAACGAGCAGACCACCCGCGAGAACATCGACAAGCGTCTCAAGTTCCCAGTGCGCGTGGAACGCAAGGAGAACGGGTTCCTCGGCTTGGTGTCCGCACGCGGAGGCGGTTCGTGGCGTTTCTGGTCGAAGAGTGGTCAGACCGACTATTCGTATCTTATCGAACATCTTTTCAAGCAGACTTTGGACATTGGTCAGGAACAGGCGTTGTGGAACATCGCCCATGATGCCAACGTCACCTTGGCTTTCGAGGTAATCGACCAAGAGTCCGACCGTCATATCATCAAGTATGATACGTCGCAGCTCGTGTTCCTGCACGCCATCAAGAACACCGTTGACTTCCATATCGACCATGATGCCGACGATTTGATTGATACGGATAGATTCTTTGCCCGTCCCGAAGTTCTGGCCGTTTTCCAGACTGAGGAACAGCGTGAGAGCCTGTGGCGCATGTTGGACGAGGAACGCCGCTGGTCTGACCGTGAGGGCGTTGTGGTGTATGACGCCGACGGGTACATGTTCAAATTGAAGTCGGACTATTATCTTGAGGTCAAGAGTCTTCGCAACCTGTTGGAACGTGCCATCCTGCACGATAGGCCGATTCCCGCCGACGACCATTCAGAACGCGCGGAACTGGCACGTTGGGTGCTGTTCCATGCGAACATGAATCGTCTTGTCTACACTCGTAAGGCGTTCAATGAGCGTGGAGTGGACATGGAGTATGTCGGTGACTTGCTGAGTCGGGGATGTATGCTGTAGCCCCCCCGCCGATTCGGAGGACTTAACAAGATTGTGTGATATTCTCCCCCCGCCTTATGAGAGGCGGGGGGAGAATATCACTGGGCTTGAAAGGACAAAATCTATGACACCGAAAGAAGCTAAAAACTATGTTGCCGGAACATTGGAACGCGACCAGCCATATGAGAGACTGTTACGACAAGTCGTACTGGAAGGCGAGCTGACTCACGACCGTACCGGAGTGGGAACGTTGTCCACGTTCGGCACGCGTATGGAATTCAACCTGCAAGACGGTTTCCCACTCGTAACCACGAAAAAAGTGTTCCTGCGTGGCATCATCGCGGAACTGTTGTGGTTCATCGCCGGAGACAACAAGGTCAGCACTCTACAAAAGCAGAACGTCCACATCTGGGATGAATGGGTGTTGCCGGACGGAACCATTGGCAAAGGGTATCCCATCCAATGGCGTTCATGGCCTAAAACCGACGGCACCACGGTAGACCAATTGTCAAACGCGCTCGACCTTATCCGACATAACCCGTCCAGCCGTCGAATCATCGTATCCGCATGGAACGCGGGAGAATTGGACGAAATGGCATTACCGCCATGCCACGCCCTGTTCCAATTCCACGTGCGCGGAGACGGTTTTCTGGATTGCCAACTGTATCAGCGTTCCGCCGACATGTTCCTTGGAGTGCCGTTCAACATCGCCTCCTACTCGCTGTTGACTATGATGATGGCCCAACAGGCCGGATTGGAGCCGGGACGGTTCATCTGGGTCGGCGGCGACACGCACGTGTATCTGAACCATCTGGAACAGGTGTGCGAACAATTGTCGCGCGAGCCACGCCCGTGGCCGCATATGGAAATCGACAAGGCGGACAGCCTGTTCGACTACAAGCCGGACATGTTCCATCTCATCGACTACGACCCGTGGCCGTCAATCAAAGCTCCCGTAGCCGTCTGATGCGCGCCTCCGGCGTCTTCGACGCCGTGGATGGGATTTTCAGCTGATTTTGCCGAGGGTTCCCCGCCTCTATCGGGCGGGGGAGAATGCCGCACCACTGCATTCGGGTCTTTCGGTTTCCTGTCCCAAAATTCCGCAAAACGGTTTTTTAACTGACGTTTCAAGGTATTTTAGGAAAGGAAACATCTAAGGAATCCGATTGGAGTAAGTGGTATGAGAATGCTTCATAGAGCGGGGGCAACGCTGTCCGCCTTTATCGCCGCAACGCTAATCCTAGCGGGGGGGGGGTATCTCCTCGGCCAATGCCGAAGAAGTCCCCGCCACACAATCTACCGATAATGGGGTTTCCCAGCAAAGCTGGAATCCGCCAAGCGACGCGACCATACATGATTCGCTTACAGGCGATGATGCGAAAATCACCGACGTATCCACAGTCTCGAAGACCACGGGAACAGCACCATTCGACAAAGACGACAATCCCGGAGACGATTCAAGCGTTGATAACAGCATCGTCCGCTCCTACGATTCCCTGAACTACACCATCTCCTACACCATGGCGTCGAAGAACAGTAAAGATTACTACAAGGACGCCAGAATCAAATTCAAATTCTCCATGCCGTTCGATACAGGCGTGGCTGAGTTCTCCACCAAGGAAATGCTTTGGATGGACACAGCCGCAGGATACGGATACAAGGTAGGATATGAGGATGTCAAAGGTGCTAAATACCAGACGTTGACATGCTGGCGTCACGTCAATGGGACAAAGGATAATCCGACCGTCGTTCCGGGCATGGCTACCGTCAATCTGCCCATCAACGTGTATGGCGCACCTAATGGAACCAAGATTCAGCCGACCGTCCAAGCCAGTATGGAACACAATACTGATAGCGAGGCAGTCACCAAACATTTGGAAACCGTCACCGTCAGCGCCGCGCCACGATGGAACATCGAATTGGCGAGCTTGAAACGAATCCAATCCGGCACATACGATTTCGGGGAGTCTGAGGACGGTGACGCCATAAACAAGACGGCGGGCAAAGTGACCGGAGTCCTCTCCCATCTGACCATCAACGTGGCGAACACCTCCACCGACCATGCAAAAGGCGTCAAAGGCTTGGAGGCCACTAATGAGCCGGTCACGTTCGACGTTAAAATCTCAAACCAGTGGAGGAGGCAAGGCGCTTCCGCGCCTATAGCCAACCAGCCGAATTCTTTGCAGCCATTGGCTTGGAGCATCGCCAACGGCAGCAACAACTGGATGGCAATATTCCACAAATACCCGTCGGACAGAAGCAATACGAAAGAAGCCGAAACTTTCTCCTCCCATAAGAAAAACGACTATGCCAGCGAATGGAAAATGACGCAGGAAACCAAAAACGGCTACATCATCCTGCATCTCACCGTATCCCATCTAGACCAATATTACAACCCCAACAACAAAGACCAGCAGAACGGCATCCTCAATTGGGCGTCCGCAGGCATCGACCTCGTGAATCCCACTAAAATCAACAATAAGAATCTGGCCGACCAGTACGGAAGTGACCTGAACCTTCAACAGGATGTTTGGGATATGAACCTTCAAGCATCCAGTGTCAGTGGCATTAAAGCCAAATCGGCGCCGTCGGACTCTTCCAATCAGTCGATAATCTCAGATGATGAGACTGGGGTGAGTATTCCTCTTTACGTGTCCGGAATGGCCTCCGAATATAATCAAGGTATAGAGTATGGGTGCGCCGGATGGAAATGGCAGGACAGTCAGACAAGGGATTCCTCCTGTATACTGTTCCAGCAAAACGGTTCCAGTATTCACGATGGTTCCGACATTGCCGTGCGCGGCCAAAAAGTCATGCTGGCCTCCCACATAAGCTACACTCAAAACAAAACCAATCTGCCCGTCATCAGAACCCGACTCATGAAAATCGATTCAACAGTGCTTGAACCCTATGAGAATGCTTCCACATGGAATCGTGCGAGTTTTGGTGATGGAAAGAACATCTTCTCCGAAAGCACCTTGGCTTATGGTGTCAAAAAAGACGGGAAAGCATGGTCTTCCGACACTGAACAGGCAAAAGCTGGAATCAGCGACCTGAACTATTACAATTCCATCAGCGAGGCAAAGAAACACGGCGAAATCGTAGCCATTCTCGCCACGTCATACAATGCCGCACCATATAACTCGTCTTGGATGGAAGGCAACGAAGGTATTGGACGTGATTTTTTCGGACTGGACGTCCAAGTCAAAACCGGACGTGAAATCATCAACAAGACCGCCCAATATACTGTGCAAAGCCTCATGTGGACACGTAAAGACTTGGCCGCAAAAGCCGGTCTCGACGCCGACAACGCATCCAATAAGGATTGGTCCAATTGGATTAGCAAAAACAAACTTGACCCGGCAGAACTCGTCAAACAAGTCGCTCCGACCGGACGAGTGGACAGCACCCCATATCAGAAGGCAAAATGGGATGACGTCCAAGGATATGTGGGCGGAGACACAGCCGACAGGCATTACGGTGACAGCCTCCACATCGTGGCGGAAATCGCCCAAGTCTCCAAAAGCACAGACCAAAGCGACGGGAACAAAGGCTCCAAACAAACCTACGACATCGACAACGGACAACGCTACGTGGACTGGAAACTGGATTTAAACGTGGCATCCAACCCGTATGGGCGGGATACCGTCGATACCAAAACGGATATGACGGTCACCGACACACTCCCGTCAAAATTCCATTATCTTCCATCGACCGCATATTTGGGCGGAGACTACAAGGAGAACACTCCAAGTCAGGGAAGCGTAGCCAATGGCACGAGAATCGAACCGAACGCCACATTCAACGCAGACGGAACCACCACTCTTGTCTGGCATTTGGACAATATCGACACGTCCAAACAGTATACAATCCACTATTCGACCAGCATCGGTGACGCAACCGACCCGGACAATGATGTGGTTAACGCGGAACAGTTGACGAACAAGGTTTCCGTTTCCACTTATCGTTCTCCGGTCAGACCGAAAATGGATTTGACACATTCCGAGTACACCATCAAAATCAGTCGTTTAAAACTGACCACTTTGGCTATCAAGGCTGACCCGTTGGTGAATGAGGTCAACTCGGCATTGCATTGGAAGAGTATCAAAACCAACAATCTCGAAACACCGTTGTCCAATCCGATAGCCACGGCCATCATGCCGAACACCGCCAACACACTCAGCTCCTATCATGGCGATTGGGTTTTGACAGGCATCCACATTAGCCCCCGAAACGGCTCCCAACTTGGAGACGGGCATCTTGTCTACTCCACCGACAGCAAATACCTGACCACAGACCCAAGCAACATCAAAACCACTGACGTAAAAGATTGGAAGACACTACCGTTCGACAGTACGACAGGCATAGCCGCCATCCCGCAAAACCTGCATCCAACAGCTTGGGCATGGGTGGGAGACAAACCACTGCCGGGAGGCTCAAGCCTCATGTTCGACATCACCATCCAACCTTCCAACAACCGTCCCGCCGACCTGTACAGCATCCGTTGGGGAGACGGATACAACAAAACCGACGCCGACGTCACCGTAGTCCAACGAGTCGTTTCAGGCATCGTATGGTACGACAAGGACGGAAACGGCATCCGCGAGGATACCGACGCGCTCGCCTCCAATGTGACCGTCACTCTGACCGATTCCAACGGAACCCCCGTTTTGGGATACGATGGAAAACCATTGGCCGACACGACGGGCAAAGACGGAACCTACCGTATCGTCGGCATTCCCGCCGGTAGCGGATATCAGGTTCGGTTCTCTCCCGGCAGAAGAGATTCTTGGCTGAAATTGAAGGTCACGGCCAAGAACGCCAAAGGCTCGACAAAAGCGACCAACAGTGCCGCAGACCCGATTTCGGATACTTCCGGCATGAAAGGCGCTTACATCAATCTGAACGACTTCCCATCACCCTCTCAGATGGCAAGCCCGGTATATGAGGATGTGTACGAGAATTGCGGCATCATCCGCGTTGTGATGCCGTACTTGGAAACTCCCATAGCATCCATGCCGTTTACGGGAGGCCGATTGTTGTTGGTTCTTGTCGCCATCTCCAGTCTGTCGCTTGTTGTCGGCCTCGTCTTGTTGAGGCCGCAAAAGACGGGTAGGAAGCATTAATCCTTCCCGATAGGAAGAGGGTTATCGGATTGCTTTCGACATCTAAAGCCGGAGGCAATCCGTTTTTAGCACATCGACCGGCTTGGAGGAAGCTAATCCGAGGCTGGATTTCTCGGCATGTCTACAACCACGGCGCACCCGTCCGACTGCATGAACCCGTACACGCGGTCTTCCGTCCACAGGTGGAGCTGTTCGGAATGGAATGCCACGTTCGGGTCGTCGAACCGGCATTTCCACTGTTCCACGGTTCCAGTCACTTGGACGATGTCTTTCGGCTTGTTGCCGTTGCCTCGCAGTGCCGCTTTCATGTCACCGGCAAGAGTGCATTCCGTACCGTAGCGGATTGTTTTCACCACATCCTCGTTGCGTGGGTTCGGTTCCGGCTCGTCTTCGGCGGGAATGTATGCGACGTAGAGGAGAAAATTACCGTCATCGTCCTGACGGATTTCAGTTGAGAACTCGCCTTCCGGGTATTCGTCCGAATCGACCAGTGAGCGGACGCGGAACGAGGAGTATTGATGATTGCCGTCCTGCGTGTCGATACGACGCATGATGTTACGGATTGTCCGTTGACTATCGGACTTGGCGATGAGCGTGTATTTGCGGGGATTGCGTTGGCAGGTTTCTGACTGAGTCCAATATTTCACCGCATATTTTGGTCTTCGGATTTCCCTATGCCCGGGCAGATGTTCCAAGTCGTATATGGGTTGTGTTTCCGTGCTGCTCATGCTGTTTCCTCCGTTGGATTGTCTGGGTTGAGTTTGCAGCCGATTTTGTTCAGGTTGATATTTTTTATGGTAAGGGTTTTAGTGGAGGTTGGTTTGAGGTTGGCGGAAAGTCGGCGCGGATTTAGATGAAAGAGAGAGCAGTCGGAATGATTTTGCCATTCCAACCGCTCTTATGTGGTAGTGTTTTTGGTTTTAGTAGAAGGAAGATAAATACGGCAGTCTTCCAATCCAATCCTGAAATCGATGTCCCGGTTGAACCAGCGGATGTCACACCCGTGCCCGCATGCCAGTCCGACCATATGCCAGCCCAGTAGCGGCATGCGCCGGACGACGGCGTCCAGACGGCCTTGGCATAACGGGCATGGGGTTTGAGCGCGACGTGTCGAGTCATTCGGACTCCTTGGCGTTCGCCTAGTCACAGGACAAGCCGTTTCTGACTAATATCAGACATGCGACCCGTCTTTCGTGTTCATAATTTTTGGCCTCTTTTTTCCCAGTATTCGGTCAGTTGGTTTTGCAATCCTTCGCTGTCGTGGCTGCGTCGGTAGGCGTCCGTATGTTCACGCCATGATGCCATCGCAGTCAGGATGTCGTCGGATACGCCGTTGTTCGGTTTGTCGCATTTTCCGCAGCCGACGGACCATAGGCCGGACGTATGGTCCCATGCGCATTCGGGCGGCCTGCCGCAGTGTGGACAGTCGGGCGTGTCCTTGACGGCGGCCACGGTCTTGCGCCAGTACCTGTCGAAGTCGTCCGCCATCTCCTGCGCTCTGTCGCATGGGCGTAGCCCCTGTAGCAATGGTTCGAGATTGCATGGACTGGCATGGTGTACGGTGAAGCCCCAGCGTCGGTCATCGCCGGTCTCGATGATGCGGACAAACACCGGCCCGCCGCAGAACGGGCAATCGGGTTCCGCCTGAAACGTCGTGGAACGGCCGATTTTTTCGAGGATGTCCGCGTTCTTCTTGTTCTTGGTCTCCGTCAGCCATTCGCAGAGCGCTGAGTGCAGGTCCACGTCCCAACAGGATGCGCACCGGCATGTGGCGGTGGGGAACGTCTGGCGTCCGATGCTTTTGCTTGACACGTGCGGGCACTCCCCGCAGTTTGGGCATTCGAACGCCAGTATCCGCTCGTTCTCCTCCCCCTCCCTGCGGATGACGCCGTCGTGATAGTCGGCGCATTGTTCGACGGTCGAAAACCATGCCCGCCCGTTCGGCAGGTCGTAGTAGTACCAGTGGAGGTCGCAACCGTTCTCGCATGCCAGTCGCACCGCATGCCAGCCCAATAGCGGCGTGTGACGTACTGACAGTGTCAGCCGACCCCGGCAGTCCGGGCATGGGGTTTTGAGTTCGATGTGTTGAGTCAATTGGACGCCTCCTTGGCGGCGTTTGCCCAGTCGCAGGACAGTCCGCCTTTCCTATAGTCGGACATTACCGCGCATGTGACGTGCCGTCCGTCGTGCAGCGTGAGTTCGCATTCACCGATGCCGTTGTCAATGGCGGAGTTACTGGTGCCGTAGTCGGCGCAGCCGGTGACGGTCTTCTCCGACTGGGATGCCGGTGTGGTGTCCGTTTCCTGTTCCGATTCGTCGGCCACTTCGTCGCATCCGGCGCACATCAGGCACATGGGTACCAGCAGTAATGCCAATAGTCTTCTCAATCTCGCTCCTTGTTTCGCGCGTAGGGGTCGTCTATGACGCCAAGCTCCAGCAACAGGTCGTAGGCGGTCATATCGGTCTGAAGCCTGTGTCCGCCGTAGCAGGGCGGTAGGTTACATGTCTGACTGTCGTCCGCGTCGCTCCACTCAAACACGATTTCGTCACAGTCCAATTCCACGTCGATGTCCGCATTGTCGGCCATGAGGCCGCAATCCTGACAGCGGCACATGCCCTGTATTTTCCTCATGTACTTCGGGTCGGCCATTATCCTATTCCTTTCTTTCCGACTGTTCGAGCCGTCCGCCGCACATGGGGCAGAACATGGGGATGGTCTCATACTCGTCCCGCATGAGCCGCCCAGCCCCGTCAGTCATGAGCGTGCGCACGCGGAACACAGTCAAGCATCATGGGCATTCGACCGCATCCACCGGATTGCATTCGGAGACGAGCGGCATCGGATTGTCTTCCGGGTTCATTTCGTCGTCACCTTCATCGGCTTGCCGTTGTGGTCGTAAAGCCATACCCTGTCGCCGGATGCGACCAGCAGGCTCAGGTCGTGGGCCTTTCCTTTCGCGTCCACGTATTCGCACTCGTACCTGCCCTGACCGGGCATGTACTTGGAGTCGAGGATGGTCGGGCAAGACAACGCCTCCAATCCGGCCTGTCGCGCCACCTGTTCGGTGAACGTGGTGTCCTTCGGGAGAACAAGAAGACCGGGATTCAACGTCAGGAGCAGTCCGAAGCCGCACACAAGGGCCAGACACATGACGAATTTGGTGTCCTCCAGCAATGGCTGGGCGTCCCGTGGGATACGATGCGTCGCGCGAAGCGCCAAGCGTCTGCCCGCCCGCCAGACGACGCCCAGCACGGCGAAAACCAGCACCGTGGACAATGCCGCCATATATATGGCGTCCCCGAAACTGTTGTGGGAACCGTTCGCCCATTCGCTCATGTCTATCATTTTAATGCCTTTCCGTCAGCGTCGTAGAGTCCGACCTTGTTGCCGTCGGCTACCACGAGGGTCACGTTCCGCAGGTTCGCGTCGTTCGCGCCGTAGGTGTAGACGCAGTGGTACGACCCCATGTCGGGCAGTTCGGATGCGGTCATAACCTTGGCCGGACATGACAGGTTGCGCACGCCGAACTCCCTCCCTACCTGCGTGACGAATGATGCCGGGCGGGGCACGTTCTCGTCCACCGTCTTCGTCGGCTGGGTCAACATGAGGACGGCCACCGTGCCAAGGAAGACGATGAAGATGCCGAGACCGGTGAATACGCCGCTGAGTACGACGAAGAGGGTGGACCTCTCCTCCAGACAATGGAGGATGATGGCAGCCAGAGTGAAGATGCACATTATGGCAATAATGACCCGTGCGGAATGCCCACCGGCACTCAACTCAGCGGCGGTCCGGGGCACCTGCTTTGTTGGCGGATGAATGTACGCGTTCCAAGCTTCCACCCATTTCGTGAAGTCCTTCATCGTTCAGTCCTTTCCGACCGGCTTTAATACCGTGCCGTCGGCCTTATATAATCCGACCCTGTTCCCGTTGATGTGGATGGTCAGTTCGGTGCGTTGGCTGTCGGTGTAGGCGACGCACTTCCAGTCGCCGTCGTCAAGGCTCGACTTGGGCAGGCTTGGGCTGTCAGTAAGCCCGTGGCTCGTGTTTTCGCAATCGCCCATTTCGTCCAGCCCCCACGTTCTCTCGATTTGCGTGGAGAGCGCGGGTGGTTCGGATACTTGGGCGTCGTTGTGGGATGGCATGACGAACGATGTGAGCGCCAGTACACCGCCTATGACGGCTATCGTCATGGTCAAGCAGAAGAACGGGCTTTCCTCGGGGTCGTCGCCCCCTCCGCCGATGACGGCCATCGCGATGAGTCCGACGAAACCGAAGACCATCATCAATGTCAAGCCGATGCCTTGGCATATGCTTGCGGGACTGCCGGACACGGCTTCGCCCATCCGGTTGTAGGCGTCCCACATGGCCGCCCATTTGGAGAAGTCGAGCATGGGTTCACTTCCGTTCCGCCGATAGGCGGCAGTAGGTGGCCGCCCATCCGAACGCGTCCATCCGTCCCTCCCGGTATGGGTCAGGGATGTCGGTTCCGATAGACCGGTCGGCCTTGCGGAGCTTGGTTTCGAACGTGTCAGCCAAGTGTTCCAATAGAACGGTTTCATTCTGCTTGTTCATTTTTCCACCTTCATCGGGTTTTCCGTGTTCCGCCGTATCGTCCATGAGCATGTCCTGACAGTGCTGGATTGCCCGCGTGTAGGCGTCGAACCCGCCGTATCCGTCGCTCAGGCCGTCTTTGGCGCATTCCCATTCACTGTCGGCTTGGGCTTTGAGCCATTTTAATGACCTCGTCCAACGTTTCGCTTCGCACGCTCACTTGTCGCCCTCAATTCGCCGCTGTTGTCTGACCGTCTTGCGTTCCACCCATTCGCCTAGTTCCTCGTCCGTGATGCCGTTTTCTGTTTCGAGCAGCATCACCCAGCGTCGCACGTCCTCCGCCGCGTCGGCAAGCCCATCCAGACGCTCCTTTTCGGTGTTGTAGCGCAGGATTTTGCTGACCGCTTTGATGAGCGCTGCGCCCGCTCCGACCGATGACGGGTGGCGAGTGCGATTGTCACATCCTTTGATGTCGTACATGTGTTCGAGCAGCCATAGGCAGATGAGCACGTCCGCCATCTCCTCGACCATGTGGGAGCGTGTCCCGTCCGTCAGCCCGTCGCGCTTCCGGTCATCGTATGCTTCGATAAGCTCGGCGCACTCCTCCATGCAGACGACGCTCTGCTTGGTCACGCCGTAATATTCAATGCTTTTAGACCACACTGCGTCAAAATATTCAGGACGTTTATAGACTTCCTCAATGGTCGGATGCTCACTCATTTTGTCATCTTTTCCTTTCGATTCTTCGGGTTCGACGAAGCCGTTGCGCCAGCACGGTCGCCGCATGTGCTTCTGTCTGACGCCGTTGACGCGGCGAACATACGGGTCGGTTACGATTTGTCCGCCTTTTCAATCCACCAAATCGCATCTTCGAGCTTCCAGTACATGTCCGCATGATGGTCGTGCAGGAACCGCAGGTCGTCAGCGTGCTGTTCGACCCATTCCGGGTGCGGGCGGGTGTCGTTCGTGCCTTGAACGGTCGGATAGGCGATTTTACATACGCACAGCCAGTAGGGAGGTTGCAGTCCGTCCTTGGGTTTCCAGTCGGACGGTTCCGAATACCGTTCCTCTAACGTCAGGTAATTGGACACCCATGCGGGCGATAGTCGAGGCCACACCTGCTCAAACAACAGCACGCCCAGTGCGATGCCCAGTAGCAGTCCGACACCATTACCTGTCGAAGGCTGGTCCGCAAGCTTGCATGCAGCCCACAGGCCGACGACCGGTAGCAGGAGGCTCACGGTCAGGTAGGGGACGCACTTCCGTGATTCACGCGAATCCTTCGCATGGTCGAACATGGTGAGCGCCACGAGAAGAAATACGGACATCCCCACGCCGAAGAGCAGCCCACACCACAGCGTGCGTATCACATCCTTCAGGAACGCTATCACGGCTGGCGTCAGCAGTATTCGCCAACCGCCCGTCAAGACAATGAGCAACACGAGGGCTGGCAATGCGGACAAGAATATCAGCAATCTCTTGCGGAAACCGCTCAACGTTCCTGCCCCGCAATCCGCTCGAAACCCAATCTGGACGCAAGCCGTTTCTTTTCCTCATCCGATAGGAATTCGACGGCCGACCGCCGTCGGTTGGCGAGCCAACTCAGGCAATGCCAGCAGTCGATACGTTCCGAATCCGCGTCGCGGAGCCATTCAGCCAACCCGTCGTATGGCTCGAACGTTTCCGGCACGTCGGACAGCCATTGGCGAATGATGGTCTTCCAATCCCAACCGTCCGTCCAATGGTGATGCCAAGGGCGAGTGACGGTAATGGTCGTATCGTCCGCCTTCCGAACGGTCATACGGCATTCGTAGTCGTCACCGCCAATGGCCGTGACGCGCAGCCAATCGTTCATCACAGCGGCCTCCCCGTTTCTACCTGTTCCAGCATGTCGAAGCATTCGTCACGCTCCGTCCGGGTGGCGGAACGCAATAGGTCCGCCAGTCCGGTCGGCTCGTCCTCATAGACGTTCTGCCGTATAAGGCCGATGGCCTCCCAATCCTCGAAGATTTCCGGTGACGGGTCCGCCATGCCGTTCAGCCAGTCCACGACCCGCATGCCGGTCTCGTCCAACCGACCGTAGTCCACATGTTCGGGCAGCTGTTCCAACACGCTCAACCACCCGTATTGGCATCGGTCATCGCATTCGGCGGAATCAACCAGCAGATAGTCGGATGTGAGCGGCAGTGGCACGCTGACCGTACCGTCATCGTCTTGAATCACGTCCACGATGAGACGCATGTTCGGCCTGTCCGCCGTCCAACCGGATACGCGCACGAACGCCCGCTCAGGCTTACGGTCGCGTGCGGCCATGAGACGGCATACGTGCGACAGGCGCATCCAATCCAAGCCTGACAGATTCAACCCGTCCAAGCCGTGCAACGTATGTTCGGTTGGACGCGCGTCGTGAGCGCCGTCGTACTGGTATTCGATATTCACGCCGTTGATGTTCAACATGATTCTTCCGTTCCGTTGAGTGTGGCTTCGAGCATGAGCCGCGCCCATTCCCGCCACTTCTCCTTGGACGTTTGCTTCACCTTGCCCCATGGTTTCAGATTTCCGTAGGAGAAGTAGGAGCGGGCGGAAAGGAAGTATCCGGCTTCGGCGGCGCGTTCCACCTGCTCGTCCGTCGGCTCATGTTCGGGGGGCCATATCCAATGTTCTTTGAGAATCAGATTGCCCTCGCAGTCGGTGTGTTGCATCGCCCTCAATAGTGCGAGTGGACTGTTCGCATGCTCGACCAACCGTAAAGCGACCGGAGTGAACCGTGGCTTCTCGCCTTCCTCCAACGGTTCGTTGTCGAATCTCACCAGCTCTCGGTCGAATCTCGCCAGATAGTCTGGGTTGTCTTCCGAATATCCCAGTCCGCCATATTGGAGAATGCGATAGGCTTCACTGGCCGACCAGAGGAGGGACTTGAGCAGGATGGTCGTGTCCATCCACTTCACGTTCCGTTCGCGGGCGGTCTTGTCCGTGTACCGGACGATGTCGCTGATTGTCGTATTGGTCACTTCCGAACCTCCTTGTCTTCTTCTTCGCAACGGTCGATGATTGTCTGGTAGGCGAACCTTCTCGAATCGGCGCAGGTGATGGAATCATCTCCATACGGGATGTTCGATTCCAACAGTCGTTGCAGACTGTTCTTCGCCTCCCTCTTACGAATCCCGCACCATTCGGACAGATGCCGTACCGTGCATTCGTCCGTGCCGCGCAGGGCTGTCATGTGCGAGCGGGCGTTTCGGTAGGCTTGCAGGTATTCACGGTCGGCAAGCCATGAAAAATCGTCCTCACCGGCGGACATGGTCTTTTCCGTCCTGTCTATCCGCTCGTCCAACCATGCGATGATTGAGACCACTGCGTCCGTCTCCCCGTTTTTCATCTCAGTGTTTTCCATAAGTATTCCTTTCGGCTGGTTTCGTTCAGTTCAACGCGGCTTCGAGCATGAGCCGAGTGTAGGAGAGATAGTCCACGCCGACCTGACGTCCACGGTTGGGGCTGACGGTCTGGGCTAGGTTGACGCCGGTTCTTGACGCCGCCTCGACCTGCTCCCGAGTGGGTTGACGTTCGGGCAGTTCGATGCCGTGGGCGCGGAGCAGGAGTTCGACATGACTATCACGTTGCACGTGGCGCAACACTTCCACCGCGTCGTGGGCGTCGTGCAGTATGTGACGGCTGGAAGCGGACAATACCGGGTCTTCTCCCATTTTCAACGGACGGTTCGGAATATCGGACATGAGGAGCCGGATTTCCGAGGATTCCAACCCGTGGCCCCGGAGCATCGAGCCTACGAGTCCATCGTTCCAGTAGAGCGCATACAGCAGGTGGGCTTCTCCGGCCTGACTTTGATGGCGCGACTCGGCGGCGGATAGTGCGGTGTCGGCCAGCGAGTCCATCAAAGCCTGTATCTGTTCCTTCAAGGTGGTGGACGTGTCCATGGTTTATTTCCTTCTTTGCCTGAAAACTCTTTATGTGTGAACACATCCACTATAGCATAGTTTGCGTCAATAGTCCAGAAAAGCCTCCAACACCGGAAGGACACGATTCGTATACTTGTCGCGCTCATCCTCGGACATCCCATTCCACCGCAACAGGAGTCCACGGTCGTCAAGCTTGCCGTCGGGCAAATCATTCTCGCATCGGTACAAGGCCATGGCGGCACGCTCCAAACATGCGTCCGAAATGTGCTCAAGAGCGTAGGCATCGGCCTTCTCCAACACTCCGGCGATTACGGGAGCGCATTCGCCCTTCGGTGGGAACATGGTGCCGAACCCCAAAACGTTCCAACCATTCCGGACGAGAACGTCGGGTAGGATGTATCCGCTCGCCCATTCAGGTCGGGTGGTGTCCAAATGCCGTGGGCAGAAGTGCCGCTCCACGTACTCGTCTCCATCCAATTCGACCTCGATGGTCAGCCACTTCAAATCGTCGGCGTCACTGTAGGCCGAATCCTCATTCTCACGCCAGAGTCTCGTGGTGGCGTCACAGTCGGGATAATCGCAGACGATGCGGTCGCAACGGTTGGTCTCATAGCTCACTGATGTTGCTCCTTCTCTATGTCGGATAGGCTGGAATGCCAGTAAGTAACAGTGTTGTCATCCACGGCTTGGGACAATCGCAAAAGCATTTCCAATGGACGATAGTCGGAATGGGCCTCATGCTGTTGGTTGAGGAGTTCCACGGCTTGCCGCTCTCTGACCGGTTTGCCAGCCCAACTCCACTCGTCGGATGAGCCGGTCTGTTTCGCCAACCAGCCGAATCCGTTCGGCAAGTCGAATCGCAGGGGCTTGTCGAATCCCGTCCCGGTCGCATACTGGTTGAGTTCTCGCAGTCCGATATGCAATTGGCGGTTTTGCTCGTCCAATCTCGCGTAGGGTTGCGTTCCGACGTATTTTCTTGCGAAGTCCCTGACCATGTCGCAAGCGGTTTCGAAATCGGGTTTGATGACACTCACCTGTCCGTTCCTTCTTCCAGTAGTTGTCCCGCTAGTTCGGGAACCTCGTTCCAATCATCGAACATGGCGGCTCTCATATCGGATTGTCCGGCCCGTTCGCATTGGGTTCCGTTCCACGGTAGACGGCGATGAGTTTTCCCCGTGTCTCGGCCAGTCGAATCACAGTAGTCCCTCCTCGACTTTCTTTCGCGCGATTTCCAGAAGCTCCTTGGCTAGAGTCAGATATCCGTCGCGTGCGCCGACCGTTTCGGCCCGCTTCCAGAAGAAATCCTCATCGGGAGCCCCGCCGTAGGTCTTCTCCCATCGCGGGATTTCGTCAGCCCACATGAGATGTTTCGCCACGGCCTCCACCTCCTCCCCGCAAGCGGGGTGGAGACGCCCGTTCATATAGGCTTCCTGCAAATCGTCACTGTCGGCCTCGAACGTTTTCTTGATGTCGGAACCATCCCAGTATTGGACGGGATACGCTTCCTCGGCCTCCCTCTCTACGATGCTGACCAACTTGACATCCTCCGGTTCGGTATCGTGGCTCACTGCAACGAATCCTTGTCCAAGATTTGGAAATTCGCCCGATGAATGTACAGCGTTTTACCATCGACCATAAGCCTTGTTGTTTTGGGCAGATTGTCGTCTATATCCCATTTGATGGTGTCACCGTTGAACACCTCAATCGGCGTTCCCATCTGGCTTTTGATGACCACGACATGCTTCTTGGCAAACGAATCCTTATACCGGTTCAACAATTGCGACGTTGAACCGGTACCGGTCGTCTTCTCCGTGTCCTGAGATTTGAGAGCGTCGGCGGCGAAATCCTTGACCGGCTCCAACCCATCCTCAGTGAAGATGAGCGTATCCCCACAGGAATCCAACTCCCTGCCGTCAAGGGTCACGGTGATAACCGAAGACAGGGAATCGGTCGAGCCGGAGGAAACCGAACCATTGGTGCCGATGCCGTAGTAACGGGAGTCGGTGGTCACATTGCCGTCCAACCCGATTTTCTCGGCATGACTCGTCAAAGTCAGCTCACCGGTGTTGCTATACGCGTTCATGGTGAACGCTCTGCCCTCCAACCAACCCGACTCACTATCCGAACATCCGCCGAGCGAACACATCAGAACCGCCACAACCAGCACGGCCACCGGACGGAAACCCTTTTTAAGACAATTCCTCAACACAAAAATCCTCTCAATCCAACTAACGGGACACCACGTGAGCCTCACCCTTATACGGGTCAAGCGTCAAATACTGGTCAAGACAAACGGACGGAAAACCATCCCCATCCGACAGAAACGGACGATGACGCCAATCATACGAACTCCAACCCGCCTCCACACGAGCATTCAACCCATCCAACATCACCGAACGAAAACCCGGCCTACCATCCCGCTCCAACCAGCAGATATCATACTCACGCCCACACAGGCGCTCGCTGACCACACGCGGAGTGGTGGTACCATCCGAACGGAGTTGCAGATACCTCAAATGCGAGTCCAACGGAGTCCAATCCGCCAAACCGAAACGGTGACGGCCACGCTTATCCGTATACGCGCACAATCCGGCGTCCACACGCAACGTGTCACCCAACCGAATCGTCATCAGCCGGTCGGCGGAACCATTATGAGGTTCGATACGGTCGGGACGGATAATAGTGTTCTTCACGAACGTGGCAAGCCAAATATGCGAGTCGATAAGCGTCTGCGAACCATCCGAATTCACCACATGAGGAAACATCAGACACAGGCGCGACACATATCCGTTCGACACACTGCTCTCGTCACAGTCGGCCACCAAGCCCTCGACCGTGTAACGGTACACGCCGTCCACGGTCTTATGCTCCAAATCCAACAGGTTACGACGCTCGCTCTTGTCGGTTCGCTCCACGTACCCCTCGAAGAAACGACGATAATCCAAACGGAGTTCGTCAGCCTCCTCCTTGGTCTGGATACGGTAACGCAAGCCGATAAGGGAACGCCATCCGGTGTTGCGTCCCGCGCTCTGACGGCGAAGAACCTTCCTCCCATCAGGCGCTGTGGTCATTCCGATAAGCATGTCGGAACGCTCGTCAGCCTCCTCGATGAGCGCGTCCTTCAACGCGTCCATGGTCTCAGGGGAGGGAATGAACGGATTCTCCCTCCCGTACACGGCTGTCTTGTCGAACTTGGACATTTCAGTTCAAGTCCCTCCAACCGGTCACACACGCGTACTGGATGCGCAGGTTCCCTTCGATATTGGCGGACTTGCAAGCGTCAAGCACGTTCTTCAGATACACCAACCCATCAGCCCCGTCCGACATTTGACCGGGCAACGGCAGGATACCACCGTCCACATCACACACCAGACGATAACAGATTCGAGAACCGGAATCCACACAACCATTGTCATGGCCGCGTATCTGCTTGAGGATGACACGGATTGCCTCGACGGAAGGAATAGCATCTGACAACGCCCGACTGGAATCCCACACGGTCAACGCGCTGATTTCATCCAACCGTTCACTCAACTTGTCCAATTCCCGCAACGCCTCACCGACGGCAATCTTCACCGACTGCTCCCCCGCCACATCGGAATCATGCGCTCGCAGTGATTCGTGGAACTGTTTCTTCGACTCGTCGTCCATGTTGGATTTGTCGATAAGCTCCTCGATTGGCGTGGGGTCTAGGTCTCGAAGCGCGTCCAGCAGATACTCTTCATCCGGATTCTCGTCAGCTTTGTTCCGGTCGCTCATTTAGCAACCTTCCCGGACGGCTTTACGGTCGGCTTGACCGAAGTCTTGACGGTCTTGCCAATCTTCTCAAGATAAGCTTCCAAAGCCTTGACAGCCGCCTGTTTCGCCAACACCATGGCGACATCCTTATCGGACGCCGTGGCATGCCAACGCATGTAGTTTTCCGGCTTGTCACCGTCGAACAGCAGATAGGTGGCGCTGACCTTTGGCTTGCTTACCTGCAAATTCGTCTGGGTCTCCACCGCCGTGACCTTCACACACTTGTTGGGAGTGTTCTTGCCGGTCTTGACCTTATCCCAGTCGATGAGCGCTTCGGCACGCCATGCGATGTTCTTGGCGCTGACCAAGGTGACGGTGGTACCGACATGCCACGGTTCCCCGTCGTTGTGCTTGTTGTGTTCTTTGACGATGGCTTCGGCCACGTTGCGGGCACTGCACTCGTATTTGATTTCACCCTTGCTGGTGACGACATGGGTTGCGTACTTGTCCTGTTCGTAGATTTCGATACTCAATGTAGGTGCGTTCCAATTCTGGTTGTGACTGGTGTAAACGGGTGTCGTGTTTGACTCGACCCGTCTTTATGTGGACACTGCCAGTATAACAAGAGTAGAAGGTTTAGGCAAATAGGGGAGAACTCCGATTGTCCACCCGCCATCGTTTTGCGTGAGGGTACACCGTCCTTTTAGGGCGGTGGGGAATCACGCTGGTCTGTTCTGGTTCTCGATATACCGTTTCAGCGTGTCCAACGGTGCGCCTTCTGAGGTTCCCGCGTAGTAGCTGGGCGACCAGAGGCGTTGCGCCTTCCAATAGTGCCGGGCGAGTTCGGGGTAGTCGCGTCTCAAATATCGGCTGGACACGCCTTTGAGGCTGTTGACGAGGCGGCTGAGTTCCACGGTCGGAGGGAATGATACGAGCAGGTGGACATGGTTGGTTTCGCCGTTGAACTCCTCCAACCGGCAGTCGAACGAGGTGCACACGTCCGAGAATATCCTCTCCAACGCCTTCAGGTGCTCGTCGGTGAACACGTCGTGCCGGTATTTGGTGACGAAGACCAAATGCGCGTGCAAATCGTAGACGCAGTGCCGTCCCTTACGAATATCGTTTGTCTTATCCATAAAGACCAAGTATAATACCAAACATGAGTTCCTACAGGCGATACAACTACCGCGCCTACCCCACGCAAGGGCAGCGCGAGGCATTGTCATGCCTGTACGGCGCATGTCGGTACGCGTACAATTGGACGCTCGACCAGCGGGAGCTTATGCGCCGCCGACACGGACGGATGCAGTCCTGCACGCAGTTGAGCAACATGTTCACCCAATGGAAACGCGACCCCGGCATGGAATGGCTTCTGGGCGTATCGTCCACGCCGTTGCAGCAGTCGATACGCCACGCGGACATGGCCTACCGGAACTTCCTTCGCCTCTACAAGGCTGGCAGGACGCATATTGTGACCAACCACCGCACCGGGAAGAGGCATCGCACGGGACTGTCCCGGTACAAGAGCCGCAGGGACGGCGAACAGTCGGCCGAGTTCACCAAGTCCGCGCGATTCAAGGTCGAGCATGCGGACGGATGCAAGTGGGCGTTCCTCACACTCCCGAAAATAAGGCGGGTCAAACTCCGTTGGACGCGCGAACTGCCGTCCACGCCGAACACCGTCACCATTATGAGACATGCGGACGGCTCTTACGAGGCGAGCCTCACCGTGCAGGTGGAGGACAAGACCGACGCCCCCAAGCCGCTGCATGAGGCGTGCGGCATCGACATGGGTCTCGACTCGCTCATGAGCATCGTCTATATAGACGGCACACGCGAGAAGATACCGCATCCGCGCACCCTGAAACGTAAGGAGCGCCGACTGCGCAAACTCGACAAACAACTGGCAAGGGAAAAGAAAGGCTCGGCCAATCATGCGAAGACACGACTCCTGAAGGCCAAGACCTACGGTCGGATACGGAACCAACGCAGGGACATGGCGTACAAGCTGGCGTCCAAGGTGGCGGGCGAGAACCAAGCCGTCGCCTTGGAGACCTTGAACGTCAAGGGACTGGCGCGCACCCGCATGGCGAAGAGCCTGTTGGACGCGAATTGGACGCGAATAATCGACCGTATCCAACAATTGGGAGTCCAATACGGCAGGACAGTCGTTCGCATAGACCGCTGGTATCCCAGCAGTCAAATCTGCTCCCAATGCGGACGCAGAGACGGTCAAAAACCGTTGAACATACGTGAATGGGAATGCCCTCAATGCGGCACACGGCTCGACCGTGACTGGAACGCCGCATTGAACATACTCGACGCGGCGGGACTTGCCGAGTCGCTAAACGCCCGTGGAGGCGACGTAAGACGGAGGCTGGCGCAAACCGACCGCAACGCAGACGCCCGTGAAACGGGAACCCACCGAACCGCACAGCTTCATTAAGCCAACCGGCGTAGGAATCCCCCGCCTTCAGGCAGGGGAGGAAGTCAATCACGGAATTCCGCATGGGTTTCGAACCAGCCTTCACAGGCGAAACCGTAGTCGGTTGGTTCGGGAGCGTTGAACGGTTTCTTCTGTAATTGGCTGATGCAATCCTTGAACGCTGTCGTATAGTCTACGAGGGTGTTGTCCAAGTCGATGGCGACAAGCTTATGGGTTTTCCCCTTTTCGGGCGGATATTGTTCCTCGTCCAATCCGAGCATGCGTAAAAGGTCGAGGAACGCTATACATTTTGGCAGTGGTTTGCCGTCTAGTTCGGCGTGGACGATTAGGTCGTCGTTGGAGGGGAGAGGACAGTCTTCCGACCAGAACAGTCGGTGGACTTCCTCTAGCGTGTTGAACTCCCAATTAATGTGCTTGCCGTCACAGTTGACGGATTCGAAATTGAGCATGTTTTTGGCCTTTCAAAATATGTGAACATGCCCACTATAGCATAATCTGGCTGTCAGACCCAAGGGTTCTCCACACCCAGCAACAGATTCAAGGGCATTACAGCCTCCCACAGCATAGGTTTGCAACCCCACCCGTATCCGTTCCGCCAGATGTACGTGTGCAGTTCACCGAACATCGGGAGTTCGTCTTTGGAGCCTTGACCGCCGGAATAGTAGGGGCTTGGCTCGCTCAGCGACTTGCACTCCTCGACGTTGGGAGCAAGTAGGTCGATGTCACCGTCGTCCAGCAATCGTTCCACTTTTTCTTTGGTGTCGTAATGGTCGAACAGCATGCGCCCTACGGATTGGATGTCCCCATTGTAGGGACTGAATATCCAACGGTAAGAGTCTTCACTGTTCCTCATGGCAATGACGCAAGGTGTACCCATATCGTCTTCCCTCTTTCAAAACTTTTGCAGACAATGTCAGTATAACATCGATGATTCAGAAGTCACAGCCGAAATCCACCTCACCGTTCGCATAGCATTCGATGTCGTTCAACTCATCCTGCATGTCCACCAGTTGGGTCAACTGTTCGACAGCCGAACGGCAACGATTGCAGGAGTCACGAATATACCCGCGAACACGCGGATACTGACGGTAATGCAATCGAGGATTCACCGTCAACTCGTCATCATCCAACACGTCCAACAAGTCGATGTACACGTCCAACAGGTGGGAGAGTGTCTGCGTCATGGAGTCGGTCATGTCCTCATCCTTGTTCACGTATTCGCCAATATCGTGAACCGTCTCCTCCACCATGGTCACACACTGGTCGAGCATATACGCGTCACGTTTGAATCTACGGAACGGAAGCATTCAGCCGTTTTTCCTTTCTCGGCTTCTTTCCAACCGGTATTCGGCAATCCACAATGCCGACACCACAATCCACAATACGCATGACAGTCCGTCAAGGAAACCCCATTTTCCTATGAACAGGCAGATTTCCAACAAGGCGACCAACAGTGAGCATACTATCGTCCCCAAGCGAATCCATCGGGGAGCATACCCTTTGCCGGGATGTTTGCGGGCGCGTCTTCTGTTCCCTGTCCAGACTATCGTCCCGACGATGAACAGGAAGAACGCAACCACGTACAGAGCCGTCAACACGTCGAAGACACCCTGCTCGCTCATTCCGACGGGTCTTCCAAGTCGGAACCGTCCAAACCGTCGGGCTTATCATCCCAGCGGATAAGAAACAGCCAGATTAACGCGGTGACAATCCAAACGAGTCCGCACATGCCGGAGCTTACGCTACCGAACCGGAAGCACCGAAGGAACTCCACGACGGATGTCATAGTGGAGAATCCCACACATCCAACTCGGACACATCTTGCGACCTTACGTCCCAACAGGTGGGGATGTTGGACGGAGAGGAAGAACAGGAACGACAACAGCAGTGTCACCGAGGAGAACGCCACCACCATAAACGTCAAGACATGAAGCATCACCGGTCATCTCCCGAAGCGCCGTCATTGAAACGTTCCTCGGCCTTACGGAATGTTCCTTTCGTGCTCTTATGCCACAAAGAGTCATCCCAGCTTTCCACCGGCATGGAAAGATATGCTTTGTCGTCTTCGATAAACATGTCCACGTATGGCGTATACGTGTATGAGCTGACGATGCCCGGCAGAGGGTCGGGACGCCATTCTAATTGGCGGAGCATCCTCCATACTTCAACATTGTTCTTGCATGGCTTGTACACGCCGTTCATGGGCATGAGCCAGTGGCCTTTCAAATCACCTTTGCCTTGGATGGTCAGGGTCTCCTTGGACATGATGGCTTCAACTCCTTCGACGGTTCGCTTGCCATCCGCGTCCTCCTTCCACACCAGACGGACATGGTGGATGTTTTCGAACCATTCCTCCAGTTCGCGTTGACGCGCGTATTCGCGGCAGCCCTTGCGCAGTCGGTTCACCACGGTCGGATTGTCGCTGGTCAGATATGTTTGCCGCATGACGGCTACCTCCTAGTTTTTGCGGAAAATATGTTTCAGGGAATGGGTCAGAACGTGACGTTCGGCAATCCCACCGATTGCAGGAACGGGAACCAACTGTCGAAATGCGGGCTGACAGACCACCAGAACAGCAGAACCAAACCACCCCAGAACAACAGCATGTTCAACAGGCGCAACGGCAGGACGCCCTGTTGCAGACGCCAAGACAATACGAGCACGTTCCAAGACACCGGCTTGCGTTCCCGCTCCCCACGCCACAACAGCCAGCACAGTCCGTTCATGACCATCCACGCGACAAGCAGAATCACGGCGAACATCATGCTCGCGGGAGCGTAGGCGCTGACGGTTCGGACGGTCTTCTGCCACTTGTATGCGGTCTTCTGGACGACGTTCGCGTTGGCGGTGCTCAATTCGGCGGGAATACCGTCGGAAACGTTCGCCCAATAGGAGAATTGCGCTCGGACGATATACCTGTGTTTGATGCTCTGGTCTGCCCATACGCTCATAGGATGGCAGGTCGTCAACGTCAATTCGCGGGAGTCCGGGTTCGCGCCGTCATTGTTCAACACGCTCACGTCGGTCGGAGTAGTGACCCAACCTTCGGTCATCTTGTACACGTACCAGTGTTCGGCAGTTTGGATGACGATGGCGTCACCCGTCTGCAAACGGTCGATGTAACCCAAGTCGCCACCGGTGCGATGACCGGCATAGGCGCTGTTGCCTACGGCTCCGGGCATGACGGTCTGCTCGTAGTGTCCGATGCCCTGATTGTCCAACACGATTTGGTCGGTTCCCTGTTGGATTGCACGCTTCCAACCGGATTCGATTTTCGGAATGTACATCCATCCGATTACCTGCGCGTGGGTGGGCGTACCATCCACCGGCACTTCGCCCAACTGCGGTTTGGCTATGCGGGTCGTATGCAAGTCGATGTTCTGGTTCAGGCTGACCCTTTTCGAGTTTGCGACCTGAGTGTGGATGGAATCCAAGTCATGTCCGAAGAACATCCAACCGATTTGAGCGATGAGGATTATGACGATGGTGAATATGATTCCGATGGAGCATTGAAGGACATGTTCACCGGTGGAAACCGTGTTGGCTGGTCTGCCTCCATGTCGGACGTGACTTCCTTTGCGATGCTTTCCCACATGTTTCGAATTATCGTCGGTTTTAGTTTTGGTGCCTTCGATGATTTCGTTCCAGTCGGGCAGACTGTTTTGATGGCCGGTTTCCATACGTGTGTTTCCTTTTGTTGGTTGGACTTTGATTGTGGACATATCCAGTTTAGCTGGTTTTGCTCTTTGGGGAGTCTAGCATGCGAAACTGGTTTGGTTTCGTTTTAACGAGCGAGTCTACTTATGTGAACCATTCCACTATAACATACGAGATATCCTCTTATTGGGAGGACAAGCGTTTACAGCAAAGACTGGTAAAAATCGTAGAAAAACATTTTATCCATTTTTGTGTTTTTGCTGATTTTTTCGTTTTTATAAGCAATTAGAAAAATTCGACACCACAATACTTATGTATCTATTGTTACTTATGTATCTATTGCCGGTGCTCTGAGCCTTACTCCCATAAGGGCTTAGAGCGCATAAGCGTCCTCAAATGTCAAAAAAATGCCCACAAATGTCTAAAAAGCGTCCTCAAATGTCAAAAAACCGTCTTCAAATGTCAACCGGAAAAATCCTAAAAAATAAGAAAAATCGCCGCTCAAAACCAAAAATAGGTAAAAATCCATAGCAAGGAAAATGCTGACAACCTGCTAAAATCTAAAAAAGAACCCCGCTCCACGGCAATGGAACGGGGCGAAAGCAACCACTTGGTGAAAGGACATGGTTACGTGAACAAGGATATCACCAACCCCGGCAATAAGGCAATCTCCTATGCCGCTACACTCTCATCCGTTGTGTCCCTGCTCCCCGTCAGAAAACCGGGAACGCCATGCATCCACCGGACAAACGGCATAGTGTCCATAACAACCACGCCAAGGAACGGTCAGTGGGCTTACGGCAAGATTCCCAGAATGTTCCTTCTCTACGTGCAAACCCTCATCAGGGAGAACTCTCCAATGGTCGATGCCGCCAATAAGACCGTCCACTTGGACGAGACATTCAGCTCGTTCTGCGAACATTCCGGAATACCGGTCAACGGGAGAAAAGAACGGGTGACTCAGATGTTAGATAATCTTGGAGGCACCGTCATTCAAGTGACCAACTGGTTCGATGACGGGAACGGTAAAACGGTTCATGACGCCATCAACATTCTGATAGCCGACTATACGCATATCTGCTTCGATAAGCACTCGAAGGAGTATCTGAAAGGGTCGTACATCAGATTCTCCGAACCGATGTGGAACATCCTCAACGAGAATCCTGTTCCACTCAACCGGAATATCGCGTTCAATCTGGGGAATTCAGCGAGGGCATTGGATATCTACCAATGGCTTGCACGTAGAACCTATTACATTCGCAGACCAGTCGTTGTGCCTTGGGCTAACTTGCAGATGCAGTTCGATTCTGCCGATACGCCGCCAAGAAAGTTCCGGGAACATTTCAAAAAGGCGTTGCGGCTGGTACAGGATAATTGGCCTGAACTGCATGTGGAAACCCTTCCGGTCGGGTTGAAAGTGTACCCGTGCCGAAAGTCTTTGGACTCCGGACATAGTAAGACCGGTGTGATGCCAATGTTAGGGTCGCCTGTTCACCCAGCGGTGACAGTCGGGGAATCTGACGGCAACCCGTTCTGACCGACCTTAGTTAAACGAAGACCCCGCACAGTGGCGGGGCCTTCGAATGTCCACACATAAAAAGCCAGACCAAAAGGAGAAAAAGACAAAAAGTCTTTTTGAACTTAGCCGTCAAATTATGAGGCGTTCAACCCACCGGCTGAACGCAACATCAAGTATACGGGATACGGCTGTTTGGTCAAACCTGTATGCGTGTCGAAACCGTTGGAATCATTGGGGTTTCACGCTATCAACCTTCGTTTTTCAGGCTTGTTGTGGACTGATGTTCTTACTCTATGGAAGCTTTTAACCTATCCCGTTTCAATTTCAGGCTTGACGCATGAATGAAGTCTTCGGCTTCGACAAGTTTCTCCACCTGTTTTGAATATCCGACCTCAATCCAACGGGTATCCCAGTCGATTAAGGCGGTCAGATAGTTCACATGGTCTTGAAGTGTTTTAAGCCGCAGGGAGTACATGTCGCCGTCAAGCACGATATGGCAGTATTCGACGCATTTGTCGATTACGGCCAGATAGCCTTCTCTGTATGCGTCCGAATGGCCTTCTTGAGCCTCATACCGTTTCTCAGGCTCAAGCCACCACGTCATTTTCATGTAGGGACTATAATCGCCCCTGTCCGTGAACCAATCCTCTCTGTCGGCCAGTTCACGGGCTTTCGTCGTAATGTCGACTAATGCGCCCCGGCAACCCTCAAGATAGAGTGGATTATCCTCTTCTGTAGGAAACCCGTTCTAGCTCATGTCCATGGCCCATTGAAGGACAGACGATGCCCGGCGCTGTGTTTTAAACCAATGTTCTTGCATGATATGCTCCACTCATTCTGATAAGGCCCAATTGTTCAGTTTGGCCTCCGCCTCTTTTGCTTTCGACCGTTCCCGCTGGTCTTTCTCCCACTTCAATATCAAATCGCCTAAATGGTAGTACTTGTAATCGTCTTGGAAACTTCTACCGCATTTGGGGCATTTGATACGAGCGGAATCAGATGTGACAGTCCACTTCGGTTTGACGTCGCATATTCCGCAAGGACTTGGATTCTTCACCATATCGCACATATGCTTCCAATCCTTACGGTAGGCGTCGAGGGCTTCGTTCAGGAGTAGGCATTCGTCTCCGTCACATGGAATGTAGAAGTGGGCTAGGTCGCATCCGTTCACGCATTTCACATCGCACCCGTAGATGAAAAATCCTGCGGGATAGTCACGCAATGAGGTGTATTCCTTCTTCTGGTTTAGCGTGACGGTCGCTTTTCCGCCACAGTAGGGGCATTCTCCTAATAAGAGTGCTTTCAGGTCTTCGGGATTGTAGATTGGGGTTTTTGGCTTTTTCATTTTTGCTCCTTTTGATAGGGCGTGTGAACGCATTCAGTATAACATGAGTAAAAAAATGCGAAAAATCATGCTCTACAATTAAAAGAATGGCAACAACAAAACAACTACTCATGCGGGTACTTCAAACCAAATCCCCCGAACTATTCGACGGAAGCGAAAACGAACCTGTCAAAGTAACCGACTATGACTACATGCCCTTCTGCCAAGCCGTCTGCGAAACCTGCGGTGATGACCCGGAAATGATGACCATTATATATGAGACCAAAGGTGGGAAACAATACGGGCAATCATACGACTATTTCGGCTTGCCTAACCTGTTGGAAACGTTGGACAAATGGGACGAAGAACATAACTGATATATGAGTAGCCCCACCATCCGAAAGTGAATGGCGGGGACTACTTGTGTTTACGGCTGTTCTAGAAGAATCGTTTTAGAAGTCCGTTGAATAGGTTCTTGACCCAGTTCTTCTTGGTACTGGTGGTGTGGTGTTTGTTCGTCGTATGCGAATTGTTTTTACCACTGGTGGAACCGTTGGGCTGGTTGCTCTGATTATTACTTCCGTTCGTATTGTTATCGAAATTGCCGGTAGTGTTCGAACCGGATGTTCCACCGGTCAACCGTTGTTTCACTTGACTGGTGGAAATAATGGTTTCAGCCGGACAGGAAGCCAATACTTGTGCAAGCTTATCATGCTCCTTCTGGTCTACCATCAGCCCATACTTGGCTTTGATGCCGATTTGCAGACTCGCATAATCGCATTGGAAGGCTTGATTGGATGGCTCCCATTCGGCTATGGTGCCGTCCTTTTTCACATTGTTAGCTTCCGCTTGGGATGCGAGCAGAACGTCCGGGTCGTTGTAGTAGGCGTCTCGCTGGGCGAAGTCGAGCTTGTCCAAGCCGGAACGATACGCTTCCGCATAGGCGACCACATGGTCGATTTGGATGCCGCCGTCACGGTTGGACGCGCTTCCACCTTCGGTCTTGTTTGACTGGCCTCGTTGGAAGTGGATGGTTTTACCCGTGTATGGTTCCAGTAGGATGCCGGTGTTCACGTTGCCGCGACTATTGTAGGTGACATTGCTCATGTCACGTTCCAACACGAGGTCACGGGTCGTATAATTGCCGGTCTTGCCATCGACCTTGTTCCACTGGTGCGACTTGCGGTCGGAGGATACATCGGATTTCACACCAACTGTAAGCGTGCTCAAAACTTGTGTGGCCGACTGGCCAACCGGAATACTTCCCGTAGCGTCAGCGGCATTCGCTGGTACTCCAGTCGAAAGCATCCCCAGCATGATGATAGCCGGTATTGACCGGTAGAGGAGTTTGTTTTTCAACGAGACTAGTCCTTCTCACCGTCCGACGGAGTGTCCTCAACGCTTTCGGCATGAGTGTCGAAGACACTCCTACCGTCGGATTGTTTCGCGACCACACACATGCTCATGACAATCATGCCAAGAAGTGTTCCGACGAGAAGTCCTAAAATGAACGTCACCATGATTTTATTCCTTCTTCCTTACATGAGAAAAATCATCCACGCACGTTGTAGTCGGCGCACAGGTCGTTCATGGCGTGCAGAAGCTTGTATGTGTAGATGAACGGTCCGACGATGATGAGGGAGCCGAGAATGTTCCACAGCCAGTAGGTTGCGGCAGTGACCGTTACCGGTAGTCCGCGAGCGGCCTGTTCGGTGCCGATACGGGAGCTGAGCTTGTGGAACCAGACGAGCCAGCCGATGCCAAGGGTCAGCCAGCCGACGAGGAAGAACATGAGGCAGTAGTGCATGGTGCGTTTGCCGTCACGTCGGGTGGCGATGAGGTTCAGGGTTTCACCGACTTCGCTCATCTGCCAGATGTCGTAGATGCCTAATGTGATGAGGCCGAGGAGCATGTATTTGAGTAGGCTGCGTTTGGTTCGGAGATTGCTCTGCCGGACTGGGGGCTGCTGTGGCGGCAGTGGCGGCTGGCTGATATTCACGTTGACTTGCGGCTGTTGCGGCATGGTCATTTGGATTATCTCCTTGCTTGTAGGGGGGGCAGGGAAAGGATTGGGATGAATTTTTCCTTCATCCCAATCCTTTAGCCTCGTTTTGGGTGGAAACCGACTGTCAGCTTCCAACATTCACCATAAAGTACAGCAAGGTTGTTATTACTGGATAACAGGTTTTTTATCCTAAAAAATTGGGCGGGCTGTCAGGCTCAATATGTTACGGCGCTTCCACTCATTGCGGCGAACACTATGAGCAGAATCCATAGAACCACGGTGGAGATGACTGATGCTAGCGCTCCCATTCCCGCCTGTTTCGCGCTGACTGGCTTCTCCGACTTCCAGACGAGGAAGAGGATGAGGCCGACGATAGGGAAGAAGAATCCCAGCACCGCCCATCCGAACGAGCCGGTGTCGGCGGGTTGCGGATTCACATACGGTTGCTGACCATACTGGTATTGTGCATACTGCGGTTGCTGATATTGGGGTTGACCGTATTGAGGGGTCTGCCCATACTGCTGATTAGCGGCATACGGGTTAGTTTGCGGTTGCGCATACTGCGGTTGCTGGTAAGTCTGTTGTTGTGTTTGACCGTATTGGGGTTGCTGATACTGTTGTCGGTTTTGGCCGGTGTCCGGGTATTGTTGCGGATTGTAGTTTGGGTCGGTCATTTTGGGGGGCCTTTCAATTTTGGAGGGTTGTTACTTCTACATTAGGGTATTTTCTGTAGGAATTGGATGAAAACACGTGAGCAAAAAGTCGAACACGATTACAAATACAAAGGTGGATGATTTCCCGACTAAAACGTTGGCTGGCATCCGGCGGATTACGGAAGAATGCGTCGAAGATACCAGCCAACAAAAGAATCACACCACTCGTCTGATTGCGTAGCTTCCGTACATGACCATGCTGACCGGTGCGACTCCAGTGCCTTGGCTTGGACTCATGGCGTTCATGACCATGCCGTTGCCGATGTAGATGGCGGCGTGCGAACCGTTGGCGAGAATATCACCCGGTTGGGCTTCCGCCAATGATGCCACGGGCGAACCGACGCTCATTTGACTGCCTGACTGGTGGGGGAGACTGACACCGAATTGCGCGAACACGTATTGGACGAATCCGGAACAATCCCAGCCTGATGGCTGGTTGCCGCCGTACACGTATGGGTATCCGCTGAACTGCATCGCATATTCTGCCACGGCCTGTCCGGTTTTGGATGCTGGGGGAGTGATGACGGTTCGTTCCGCACTCCTGCTGGCTTCCTCCTGTTGGATAGCTTGCGCTTGCGCTTGTCGTTCCGCCTGTGCCTGTGCCTGTTTGCGGGTCTCCTCTTCCTGTTGGGCTTTCAGTTCGGCGTCTTTCTCGGCTTGGGATTTAGTCTGCGGGACAATTAGGTTTTCGATACCACCCCAATCGCTGTCCGACTGCACGTCGGTGCTGATGCTTTCGCGGGTCAGGTCTCGGCGCGTGGTCGTGGTAGCGGGGAACGAACGCACGGAGTATACGGTGTTGTTTGATGGGGGGTATGCCATCGCAGTGGCGGGCAATGCCATCAGACAGTCCGCGCACAGTGAAAGCACGAGCATGAGGGAGTGAATGCTGTTTCTATTGCTCAACCTCAAAGTCCCATGCTCCTTAGTTCAGAGGCCAATCGTTGGGCTTCGGAACGGCTTAAATGCCATTCGCTCCAGAATTCGTCGCCACGGCGGACGAGATAGGTGGGGTCGGCGGGACTGCCCAATTGGGTTACGGTGATGTCGGTTCCCATATTCGGCTCCTTTCTTTTAATTTCTACCGGTATTCCACGAGTCGCAAGGGCACGTAGTTGCGGTAGCTGACTTGGGTTTCGTCCTTCGGGTCGGATAGTCGGCTGATGAGTTCCGCGCATTCCACGTCCGTATACGTGCCGTCCTTGCTCGCCCCGCCACCCAGATAGGTGCATGCGCCGCGAACGTTACGCTTCCGGTCGATGATGGTGTATATCAATTGTCCTTTCTTGTGGAATGGCCACTGGTGGGTACATATGATGAACCGGCTATCCCAACTGCGGGCGCGAACATCCCACCACATTTTCGCTTCGCTTTCGGGAATGCTGAATCGGACTTGTTTCGCATCCTCGGGCAGTACTTTGATGGTGAGTGGAATTTCAGACAGATAGTGTATTCCGGTGATTTCCGACAAGGCGAACAGAAGTTTCTGCGTGCTCGGCTCGACCTCAAATAGAACGTATTTGTAGTCTTCCGGAATGTCTTCAATCTCATCCCGGAACTGTTGCCATGCCTTGATGGTGTCCTTCGGCCAATCCGGCCAATAATCCTCTCCACTTTCATCGTGGACGAATTTCCTATCAAGTTCCATATTGGCAACAGCTTCGTAGGCTTCCTCATCGAACATGGGCGGCATGTGACGAACGTCCGTCTCAGCCTTCCCGTCATGCACGCTCACCGTGCAGATGACCGGATGGTCGGAGGACACGGTTCCGTCCCGTTCAAACCACCTCGCGTTGCCGGGTTCCTTTGACTTGCTCGTCTCCGTGATGGGGTCACTACCTTCGGTACCGTAGGACGCGTAATACCTGTCCTTGCCGGTGAAGATGGTTACGGTGCCACCTTCAATGCCGACTATCGTCCAATCGATTTTCTCAACGCACAGTTCGCTTATTTCCTGCGCTGTTTCCTTATTCAACATGGTTTACATCTTTCCCTTCTGGCGGCTTTCTGTGCCGCAAATCATTTCTTCGATGGGCTTTTGCTGTTCTTTCCGTCTTCTTGGAATGGGTCGAAGATTCCATCCCCGCCGGTGTCGAGCCGGTAGGGTGTGCCACCTCTGGCTTTCACGAACTCGTCAAACTCATGGCCTGTTATCGCGCCTTGGGGAGTCATAATGCTTCGGCGCGAGCGGTTTGAAAGCGGTTTCACCATTCTTGTGTTCTTTCCGGTCAGTAGTGGATGAATTGCAGTTGGGACGCCTGTTCCGCAGTGAAAGTGCGGCTGAACGGTTTGCCATTGTATGCGCTACCGCATTCGGACGTGGTGATGGAACCATCCCCGCCCACGGACTCCACGATTCCCACATGACCATAGGTCGGGTCGGAGTCGTATTGCCCCCGTTGGAAGCAGATGACGTCGCCAACCCTAGGAGTGCCGTCAACCCAGTAGCCGAGTTTGCGTGCCGTGTTCGCCCAGTCGGCACCATTGCCCATGTGGGAGCCAGCGGGCAATCCCAACTGGTGGCGGCGCACGTAAGCCCACCAAGTGCATTGCGAAAACTCGTAGGCGTTACCCGTGTCTCCGGTCGCATGATTCGGATTGAAACCGTCAGGAGTCTGACCCTCGTCACGACCGTTAATCAACGATTTAACCACCGGATTATCCGCACTGATAGCAGTCAGTTTGCCGGTCACACCATCGGAGTCGGACATGCTCCAACTTCCATCATTGCTCGTGGCCTTATAATCCTTCAACTCTTCACGGGACGCGCTACGGGATGCCGCACTGGTTTCAGTCAACGTGCTTCGAGTAGTAGCGGTACTCGTATCAAACGGCTTAGCCTCAGCGTAAGCGCTGGGAGTTGGCTTCAACACAAGCATAGACGTACCGGCGGCGGCGAACATTCCCGCCAACAAACAAACCGCGATACGCCGTTGGAACAGCCTACGGCGACGTTGCATGACTCTAGTTGGAGCCGCTTTATGTGCAGGTGAACCCAATTTAACACTCCGCTTCTTCCTGCGCGGAGAAGAACTGCGGGCCACCAATGCACTTGTCGAACTGGTAGGTGTCCGAAGCGCCCATCATACGGCGAAGTAGAGGAGCATGCTTGGTCACAATCTTGTTCTTAAACAAGCCGCCGACAGCCTCCCAAGTCACATTGATGGTTCTGCCGGACTCATTCTCCAAAGTGGCTTTCTGAACCTGTTCCTCACGACCGGGCGCGGTATGCTCACCGGCTGGAAGATAGTAGAAGCTTATATGCTGGCCTTTATATATTTCCACCGGATATATCGTGTTTCCCATGAATACTTTTATCGACGCCACTTGTTTTTCCTTTGATGTTGGGAGTTGCTGTTCCAATTCAATGGTACTGGCTTATCCAAGTGGCTGAACAGGAAAGCGCGCCATTCGTAGGCATCTTTCGGTTGGGGGACGGGATTTGGATTGTAATGTTGCACGCGCATTTAGTATCCTCTTATCTGCTTGGATTTTTTATGGACGGGGACTGCCCATATTTCTTTTCTGACATAATCGCTGCTATCGGCGTCAACTAAAGAACCATACATAAAATGTTTCCAATCTTTGATTAAAACTTATGCAAAACATACTCACCCTCAGAACGCCAAACGCAATTATCCGGTTCGTAGCCTTTACGATATGAAATTCTCGTTAACTTTTTATCCTTCGAATACCCATTGGCTAAAGACCATTCCTTAAAAGACGCCCATACAGACCAGTCTTTGCAAACGGGAATAAGTTCCCGTTCCTCATATGATTCAATCCGACGCTGGTGAATCATATCGTCCCAAACCCTATACAACCGATAATATGGAGAGCTTTTAATACTATCCCCGTGTTTTGTCCTAGCTTTGGATATGAGCTGTTTTCTCATGCACCCACAGCTTTTGACACTACCATTCCTTAGATTGGAAACCAGAACATTTTTCTCCCTGCCACACACGCAACGACAAAGATAGACGACATGACCGTACCTGTCTTTCCCATTGGGTCGAAGTACGGTTAAATACCCGATTTTCATTCCGTCGGAAATCTTTGTGATTTTTTTCTTTTCCACGTTGTCGTCCTTTTCTTCTAATAGTTGAGGTGGGTTCTCCAATATATTTGAGGAGAACATTCCTTTTGCTTCTTCTAAAGAAATTCCCTTTATTCTCACCCAATCATACAATGAAATACGTTTGTCACCATATACGACTCGTATGCTTTTCCTTTTATTATTAGACTGCGTCTTGGCATCCGTCCACCTGCAATTATCCGGTTCATAGTTTCCGTCAACATCTATTCTGTCGAGGGATAATCCAGCGTTCGCTTTCCACCCATTGTCAATAGCCCATTTTTTGAAGATTCCCCATTCCTTCCATTCATCGCAGACCTGAACACCTCTTTTCCCGTAATGAGAATAAGAAACGTTACGGGGATTGCTACAACGGTCAAGCATCAGTTTCCACGAGTGAAAAAGCTTAACATACGGAGAATTTTCAGAAGCGTCACCATGTTTAAGTCGGGTTTCCCGAGTCCTTTGAACTTCAAAACACCCGCAACTTCTAGTGTTCCCCGTAGTTAGGGCATTTCTAACTACTGAGACTGTTTTCCCGCAAGAGCACCGGCATAAGTAGACGGAGTGATGGTTCTTATTGACACCTTGAAAACTTAATACGGTCAAACGTCCGAATTGTTTTCCGCACAACTCATCTGCTCTCCGGCGTCTCCCCTTAGAAGTGGACGAAAGCTCGTTACGTTTTCCCCGTGGCCGTTCCCCGTAAGGTTTTCCTTTTTTAGAAAGACACCCACAGCTTTTTGTATTGCCTTTTTTCAGATTACCTAAAGATACGACGACGTTATTGCCGCAATCGCAAGAACATAACCAATAGGAACCTTTTTTAGTATTGGGAACATACTTTTCCACCGTGAGTTTCCCGAAACGTTGACCGGCAACATCCATGGGTTTGCGACCGGGTTTGACCATTATTTTATCCCCTTCTGATTAAACCAAAAAGAACGCGGGGTCTATGCTTAAAACGCATGACCCCGCGCTTTTAGAGACTAGAATTCCGGCTCGTCGTTCTGCGACACCGGTGCCGGATTGCCCATCGGAGCACCCCACGGGTCGTCGGATGCGGCTGGCTGGAAATTGTCGGCACCATAATTGTTCGGATTTTGGAACACTGGCGGATTGTTCGGATTTTGGAACATCTGACCATTGTTCTGCTGGGTGTTGGTACGGTTGCCGCCGTCGTATCCGCCGTTGCGTTTCGGATTCGGCATGACCTGCGCGGTCGCGTGACGGAGTCCGACACCGATGTTGGTGACTGTGAATTCCACCATCGAACGCTTCTGTCCGGTCTGCTGGTCAGTCCAACTGTTCTGCTTCACGTCGGCCAACGCCACCACGTCCATGCCTTTACGGAGTGTGTTCATGATGTTGTTGCCGAGCGTGGTATCCCACACTTTGCATCGTGCGAAAAGCGTCTGCCCGTCTTTCCACTCGCCGGTCTTCTTATCCTGATAGCGAGTGCCTTCCGCAATGGAGAATTCAACCAGATTGGGGTTGCGCTGGTTGCGTTGCGGGTCGTCGGTGAGTCGGCCTTCGAGGGTTGTGCTTGGGGTTGGCATGTGTTAAACCTTCCATTGAATTTGTGAACTATCCCAGTATAGCAGATATTGGCGTGATTTGACAGAAAACACGAAAGAGAAGGCCCCTACCCCCAATGGAATCGTAATTAATCATCTTTATCAAGAAACCTCATCAGTTCGTCAACAGACGAAGAAGAGAAGATGTACTCCCCTTCCAAAGCCTCACGTCGTGCTTCGACGTTGACGCTATTAGACATACTCTCCGAGTATGTCACATGTCGGTTGTCTTCTTGATTCTGTTCATGGCATTTCGGGGAATTGATAGACACAGTAAAACTTTCTAAAGAAAAAATAACAAAACAATCATACACACCCTTAACCGAGAAAGCCCCCAGTTTTTAAGACTGGAGGCTTCCTCGCTATATATAGGCGTTACTCGTTTCGGCTACATAGCCGGGCGAGCAGTATTCCAATGCCGCCGAGTCCGGCGATGATGGCCGCGATGACCATTCCGTAGATTGGAGCGCCAGTGCTGGCTAGAGGATTCTGGGAGCCAGAATTCTGTTCGCCATTACCAACCGTCCCATTGGTGGATGCGTCGGCAATCTCCTTGTCCTTGTCGGAGGAGACGCCGTTGGCCTTCTTCCACACGCAGGTCAACGTCAGGTCTTTGACCACGGGCTTGCTCATGTCGTAGACGTTGCCGTCCTTGTCAATGAAACCGTCGAACACGTATCCGTCACGGGTTGGATTGGATGGAAGTGTCAGCTTCTCACCATCCTTGACCTCATAACGTTCGGTCTTGCCGTCATACAAGGTCACTGTCACGGTATGCTTCTTGACGGTCGGGGGCAGGGTATTGGCTTCCCACACTGCGGTCAAAGTCATATCCTTGGATACCGCAGTGTTGAAATCGTAGTCCTTGCCATCCAACTGCCATCCGATGAACTTGTAACTGTTCAGGGTCGGGTCTGCGGGCTTCTTGACCTTTCCTCCCTGTTGAATGGTTTGCAGGTCAATCTTCGAACCGTTGCCGGTGTCGAATTTGACGGTGTAGAAGACCGGTTTCGGAGTTTCGTTCTTCTGCCATGTGGCGGTCAGAATGATATCCGTGGTGATTGGAGTGTTCCAATCGTAGTCCTTGCCGTTCAACTGCCATCCGGTGAAAGTGTATCCGGTACGCTTCGGGTCGGTCGGACGTGCGGCCTTATCACCTTCCTTGACTTTTTGAGATGGGATGTTGGAAGCGCCGCCCGTATTGAACGCGACCGTGAATAGGGTCGGGGCTTTCTCAGTCCACGATGCGGTGAGGGTGATGTCGCCGGTGATTGGAGTGTTCCAATCATAGGCTTGTCCGTTCAGCAACCAGCCTTGGAAGTCGTATCCTTCACGGGTTGGGTTTGCGGGTTGGATGGCTTTCTCCCCCTCATCGACGGTCTGCTGGCCGATTTCAGACCCTCCGGTCGTGTCGAATGTGACCGTGTGGCGTTTCGGCTGGGGCTTCTGGTTTTCAACCCATGTGGCCTTCAAGGTGATGTCGGCTGTGACGGGAAGGTTGAAATCGTATGGTTCGCCGTTCAGCGTCCACCCTGAGAACGTGTATCCGTTCTTGGTTGGCGTATCCGGTACCGTGACGGTCTCACCGTCGTTCACGGTCTGCTGTGCGACCGTGTTCCCGCCATCGGTGTAGAAGCTGACCGTATGGGTGACGGGCTTCGGCTCCTCATGCTTCTTCCACGATGCGGTCAGAGTCATGTCGCCGGTGATTGGAGTGTTCCAATCATAATCCTTGCCGTCCAACAGCCATCCTTGGAAGTCGTAACCGTCCATGCTCGGGTCTGCCGGACGGATGACGGTCTTGCCTTCAATGATGGTCTGCGGGTCAACCTTGCTTCCCTCACCGGTGTCGAAACGCACGGTGTACGTGTTCGGCTGTGGTATCGGTTTGCGATGGTAGATTGCGGTCAGCGTGATGTCACCGGTGACTGGCTTGTTGAAATCATACTGGTCGTTGTCAAGATACCATCCGTCGAACACATAATCGTTCTTCACCGGGTCTGCCGGACGGCGGACGGTCAACCCGTCCTGAACCGTCTGCGGGTCGATGCTCGTGCCTCCGTTCGAGTTGAACGTGACGGTGTGCATGACCGGCTTCGGGTCTTCATGCTTCTTCCACTTGGCGCTCACCAGAGTGTCAGAGGTAATCGGCTGTTCGAAATCGAATTCGGAACCGTCGATAGCAACCCATCCTTGGAAGTCGTAACCGTCTCGCACCGGATTTTCCGGCGGGGAGACGGTGTTCCCCTCGGACACTGTTCGAGTATCGGAGGGACTGCCGTTCTGATAGTCGAACGTGACCGTGTAGGTCTTCGGCTGGGGTTGCTCGTCCTTCTGCCAGTGTGCGGTCAAAATGAGGTTGCCTGTGACCGGAGTATCCCAATCGTATGCGGCGTCTCCCGCATACCAGCCGAGGAATGTGTAGCCTTCACGGGTCGGGTCGTCAGGTTTGACGGCGGTCTTGCCTTGTTCGACCGTTTGGGACGCCACCTCACTTCCTTCCGCTGAATTGAACGCCACCGTGTAGGATTCGACTTTCGTCTTCTCCCACTTGGCTTTCAATGTCACATCCTTGGTGACGGGCGTGGTGAAATCATACGTTTTCCCATCCAACAGCCAACCCTTGAACTCGTAACCGGTCTTGGTTGGGGCGGTAGGTTCGGTCGCCGTTCCCTTGTCCTTCACCGTCTGGGAGGGGACTACGGTTCCTCTATCGGTGTCGAACGTGATGGTGTAGGTCTTCGGCTTGACGGGAGTCCATACGGCTGTCAGGACAAGGTCGGCTTTCACTGGAGCGGTGAAATCGTAGTCAACGCCGTTCAGAGTCCATCCCTTGAACTCGTAGCCCTCACGGGTCGGGTCATCCGGCTTGGAAACCTTGCCACCATCCCTGATGGTCTGCGGGTCGATGCTGGTGCCGTCCGCAGTGTCGAAAGCGACCGTATACTTCTTGACCTCGTTGCGCTTCCATTGCGCCGTCAATGTCATGTTGGATGCGACGGTGTTCAGGAAGTTCCAGTCGGAATCCTCATACTGCCATCCCATGAACGTGTATCCTTCACGGGTCGGATTGGCCGGACGGTCGATGGTGGAGCCTTCCTTGACCTTCTGGTCTGCGATATTGCCATCTCCCCCATTCAAATCGAACTTCACGGTGTACGTGCTCTTGTTCTTCGTCCAAGAGGCCGTCAACGTCAAATCCTGCATGACGGGAGTGGTGAAATCATACGGGTCTCCGCCCAACAGCCAACCGTTGAACGTGTATCCTTCACGGGTTGGATTGTCAGGCTTGGACACGGGGTCGCCTTCCTTGACGGTTTGGCTATCGACCTTGCTTCCCTCGCCACTGTCGAATGTGACCGTATGTTTTTTGGCTACTGGCGTGTTCTTAGACCATAGTGCCTTCAACGTGATGCTGGAGGTGACTGGAGTGTTGAAGTCATACGGGTCGCCGTCAAGAGTCCAACCTTGGAATGTATAACCGTCCAATGTCGGATTGTCCGGCTGGGACACCGTATCCTTGTATTCCACCTGCTGGGAGTCCACGTCGCTTCCGCCATTGGAGTCGAAGCTGACCGTGTACGTGTTCTTCGTCCAATGGGCTTCCACAGTCAAATCATCCGTAACGGGCGTGGTGAAATCGTACAGGGAGTCTCCGGAATACCATCCGTCGAACGTGTAGCCTTTCTTGGAAGGAACCGTTGGAACAGTGGCCGAGGAACCATCCGCCACGGTTTGGATGAAATCGTCTCCCGCACCGGTGAAAGTTACCGTATGCGTCTTCACCTGCGCGGTCTTCCAAGACGCGGTCAAGGTCATGTCGGCGGTGACAGGAGTGTCGAACGAGTACACTTTGCCATCCAACAGCCATCCGGCGAAATCGTAACCGTCCAAAGTCGGGTCAACCGGCTTGACGACCTTATCGCCATATGCGATGGTCTGCATAGGATACCAGTCGTCACTGGCTCCGGCGTCGAAATACACTTCGTAAGTGTTTACCGTCCACTTGGCTGTGATTACCGCATCATCATAGACGGGTTGTGTGAAATCGTATGGGACACCATCCTTATACCAGCCTTTAAAACGGTAGCCGGTCTTGGACGGATAGTCGTCGGGTGGTGTGATAGTTCCCCCATCCTCGACGGTTTGGGATTCGACAGTGGTTCCTCCATCAGTGTCGAAGACTACCGTATGGCCGTTCTTCGCATGGAACTTATAGGAGACGGACACTTCCCCATCATTGCTGGTTAGCGTGTAGGACAGTCCATTGTTCTTGGTGAGGTTCCACCCGTTCGGAATATGACCGATGGTCACGTTCTTGGTTCCCATCGGTACGGTGAATTCACCACCGGAGACCGGGTCGAAGCCGTTGAGGTAGTCTCCGTTGGGGAGTTTTGCGGTGACGTTCTTCAATTCGGAAGCGGAATACTGGTGCTTCGCATGTTTGAACGTGTAGACGACTTTGATTTTCCCGTCGGGACTAGTCACCGTGTAGGTCATATCATTGTCGGACGATTTGGTATCCCAACCGTCGGGCACGCCGGTAATCCACACGGTAGCGTGCTCTCCAATGGTGTAGGTGCCGGACTCCATCGGCTTAAAATCCTGAACCACGCCGTCGTCGGTAGAAGCTGACACTTTGGCAAGCTCGTCCACCGAATAGGTTTTCACATGCTTGTTGAAACGGTAGGACACCGAAAGGTCTCCACTGGTCAACGTATACACCTTATATCCGTCACCGTCGGTTGTGGTCTGAGTCCATCCGGACGGCACGTTGACGATGGCGATTCCTTGACCGTCTTCGTATTCGTAGATACCGGACTGTTTCGGGTTGAATCCGGAAACATAGTTGCCGCCTACGATGGCTTTCACATTCGCCAGTTCGTCCAGACTTGCCTGATGTTTGGCGATGTTGAACACGTAGGTGACAGAGACGGAATTGTTCGGACTGGATACCACGTAGGTGATGATGTTGCCATTAACGGTACGTTGAGTGTTCCAGTCGTCTGGTACGTTTGCGATTTCGACGTTCTTGGTGGTTTCAGGGAAACTCCATGCGCCTCCCTTGTAGTCGAATCCGTCAACCAGTTCCCCGTCAGCGAATGCCCGGACGTATTGGAGCTGGTCGATGTAATAGTATCCTTTGTAATCCGAAGTCGGATGGAAGATGTAGGTGAACGTGTCCCCACAGGGGGCGGTCAGCGTGTATACGCGGTTCAGTTTCCCGGTGGAAGGATTGTTGTAGTCAACTTTCCAGCCGTCCGGTACGCCTTCCAGACGCACGTCGGTGTTCATTGGAATGGCGATGGTGTCGGTGTTGGCGAGCGTGTAGTCGAATCCTTTCACGGCGCTGCCGTCAACGGTCAGATACGCTTTCAGGTTCCTCAACGAATTGATGCTGTCGTGGGGTCGGGTGTCGTCATACATGAACGTGTATTGGACGCTTGGCGTGTCCGAATCCTCTGGATGGGCGGTGTACGTGTAGTGGTCGTCTTCGGAATCACCGTCGAGCACCCAACCGTATGGGGTGTTCTCATATCCCTTCATGTCGCTGGCGGTCACGTTGTGGATGGTGAATCCCTTGGTGATGTCGCCGTCCACAGCCTGACCGTTCAAAGTGATTGTCATGCCGTGAAGCTCTTCGACGGTATGAACCGCGCCGTCAGCACCATCGAACCAGTAACGATAGGTGGTGGAACCGTTGGACAGGATGTACATGATGGAATCCTTGTTGGTGATTCCATTGACCATGCTTCTCCATTGCACCGTCCAATCGTCGGGCACACCGGACAGTTCCACAGTTTGTCCCGTCGCGTCATATACTCCGTTTCCGGAGGGGTCGAAGCTCGCTAGCCGTGTACCGTCCAGATAGGCTGTGACACCTTCCGGATAGTCGCTTGCGGTGCTATCGGCGGTTTCGGCATAAGCCTCCGATACGGGTGTCAGCACGACACTCGTTGCCCCCAATAGCGGCATGAGCATCATCGAACCTGCCGCAAGCAGGGCGATAGGTTTACGCATGTATCCTCTTTCCGTATTTTTTCTTTCTATGTTAAAGACCTTCAAAGAAAAGTTTGGGGAGGCGGGGAGTCATGCTCTCCCACCTCCCCAAACTAGGCGGTGTAGGGAAGGAACCCTATCGGCCCTCCCCTACCGGTTCAGTCCGTCACTTCGTGGAGCCGGACAGATGAGCGCCGTTCGAGAGGGAAGCGATGCGACGCTTTCCTTCGGAAACGACCGCCAATCCCAGTCCAAGCACTGCAAGCATTCCGATGAGCGGAATGATGAAGCCGCTTGCGATACCGGTCTTGGCGAGTTCGCCCACGATTACGGTCTCGCCCGGAACACGGGCCTCACCGTAGTGGACGAGCCGCTTGGTGGACTTCTCCACCAGCTTCTCACGCCAGTAGTAGGTTCCAGCGTCGGACGGGGTGACTTCCGGCGAATCGACCGTGGTCGCGTTCTGCGGGACGTTCACGGCGTCGGTGGTGGCGACCTTCTGGTCGTCCTTCACATCGTTGCCGTTCTGCTTCCACAGTTCGAACACCAGCTCGTAGTCGTCGTTCGGAATCTTGCCTTCGATGAGGGCGGTATCCTTGACCGGCTTGGTGGCGGTGCCGTTACTCTGGGCCTTGGTCGCGACCTTCACCACGTCGGTGGTTTCACCCGGCGTGCGCGGCTTCTCGGTATGAACCGGAGTGTCGCACGGATGGTCTTCGTCGGTGTTTCCGGTCGGCGGGACGCACGGCGGAATGTCGGTGTCCTCGACCGGATTGTAGATGCTTTCACGCCAGTAGTAGGTTCCGGTCTCCTTGACCTCGTAGGTCGGGGAGTCGGCTTCCTTCTGACCGGCCTTGAGCATCACCTTGTCGCTGGTGAACACCTTCTCGTCCTTGCTGGAGTCGTCGCCATCGGACTGCTTCCACAGGGTGAAGATGATGTAGGAGCCGTCAACGACGTTGCCTTCAATCTTCGCCTTGTCCTGAAGTTTGATGCCGGATTCTTCCAGACGGTGGGTGGTGGTGGTCACGTTGACCACGCTGACGGTCTCGTTGCTCACACGAGGCTTTCCGGTGATGGTCGGGGTCTTCTCGACTTCCACCTTCTTGTCGTGGTCTGCGGTGGTGGTGTGCTTGGTCGGCACGTACACGTGCTCACGCCAGTAGTACACGCCAACCTTGTCAACGGTCACATCCTCCAAGTCCGCGAACGCCTGACCTTCGGAGAGCGTGGTGCGCTTCGTGGTCAGAACCTCCTCATCCTTGCTGGAATCGTCGCCGTCCACCTGACGGTAGAGGGTGGCGTCCGCCTGAGAGCCTTCCGGCACGCGTCCTTGCAGGAGCACGGTGTCATGGAACTTCTCCCCGACGTGTCCCAGCGGCTTGGTCTTGGTGGTCGCGTCGATAATCTGGACGGTCTCATCGGCCACATGGGCGCGGTCGATGAAGAAGTCCTCGGACTCCAGATGGCTGGTGTCCTTATCGTTCTGCGGCTTGTTCGGCTGTCCGTCACCGGCGAGGTTCTTCGTCGGACTGGTCAGACTGAACACCCAGTAGTATTCGCCAACCTCGGTCGGAGTATACTCGGGGCTTTCCACTGTCACCTTGCCGTTCTTCAACGCTTCGGCGGCTTCCTCGGCGGTGATGAGGTGAGCACCATCAGCCGGGGTCTGATAGCTTGCGACGAGCATGCTGTCGGAGGCTTCGCCGTTATCGGATTGAGGTTCGGCATCGGCGTCAGTATCGTCGGAGCCTTCGCTCTCGCCCTGCTGCTGCTCAGTCTTGTCAATCAGATAATCGTCGTCGTCGGCAGTATTGGTCTTGTACAGGTTCCAAGAGACCAGAGTGCCTTCTGCCGGATGTCCGGTGATGGTCACGGTGTCCTTGGTGGGCTTGTTGACCTGCTGTGCCACCTGAGCTTCGGAGGAAGCCTTTACGATGCGGAACGATTCACGCGGGTCGCGCTGGGTTCCCAGCTTGACAACCTTGTGATTCGTGCTCGGGTCGCTGATTTCGATGACCCAGTAGTAGTCGCCCACCTCGTCCATCTTGTGTTCGGGGCCGTAGGCTTCGGTCTGTCCGCTGGCCAGATGTACGTAGTCGCCGGTGAAAATCTTCTTATCGGTCTTCACATCGCCGTCGCCCTGCTTGTACAGGAACCAGCGTGCGTCCAATCCTTGGGCCAAATCGTCGCGGATGTCGCCGGACTGCTTCCACTTCACGTTGGTCAGGTCGGCATGGTCTTTGACCACGGTGCCCACATAACGTTCGGTGGCGATATCGGTCTGCGCTTCGATGGAACGGAAGGACTCGTTCTTGACCTTGTCCTTGCCGGTGTGCAACGGAGTGTTCTGGTCATCCTTCGGCAGGTTCAGAACCTCAACCCAGTAGTAGTCGATTGCGTCCGGAACCTTGAGGCTCGGGCTGGTCAACTGCTGGTCGATGCTGGACTTGTCGAAGCCCAGTTCCTTGAGGGTGGCGGACTTGGTGGAGGCGACCTTCTTGCCGGTTGCGTAATCATGCATCTCGAAGGTGAGCGTCGCGTTCTCAGGCAGGTGGCCTTCGAGTCGTGCGACATCCTGAACGGTACCGTTCTTGGAAGCCCACTTGTAGGTGCTGGTGGTCACGCGGACGGCGTGGAAGGACTCGTCCTTGATGCGCTTATCGGAGACTGTAGGGTTGATGTTGTCAGGCTGGAAGGCGGTGCCGTCCGGCTTGGTGAACACCCACTGCCAGTAGTAGTCGGCGGGGTCAGTCAGATGTACGGAAGCGGAGTCGAGGGTCTTCTGGGCTTCGGTCAGGGCAACCGGGTCAAGGGTCTTGACGACGGTGTCCTTGTCGGCGGTCTGATTCTCGGCTTGCTTGTACAGCTTGAACGCGACCTTGTAGTCCTTGAGCATATAACCGGTGATGGTGAGCTTATCGTTCACATCGTTGCCGTTGGTGACATCGACGTAATGCTCGCCTTCGCTGGTGTGGATGTTCGGGGTTCCGGTCACGTTCGTGGTCAGCTTCACGACCTCGAACTTCTCGGATGCGATGTTCTTGCCGTCGAACAGGAGCCAACGGTCGGCGTAACCGTCGCCATTGCCCTTCTGCTTGGCGGTGGCGTTCTGCCAGTAGTCACCGGCTTGGGAGTCATCGGCGTCGGTGGTGGCCTTGGCGGCGGTCATCCACTCCTTGGTGATGACACCGAATGCGGAGTTCATGCTGGTGTCTCCACCAGTGCCCACGCCGTTGCCATCCTTGTGAGGCATTTCCGGAGTGTAAATCTTCACACGCCAGATGTAGGAGCCGACACCCGGATTCTTCACGCTCTTGGAGCGGAAGGTGACACCATTGAGGTGGGCGCCGATGGCCTTGGACGGAATGTTTACGCGACCGGTGGTGGCGACCTTTTCGGAGGCGATGCCATTATGGTCGGAATCATCCTGCTTGGTGGCCGCGTCCTTACGGACGTTGCCATCCTTGCTTGTGCGCCACAATTCGGCCTCGTACTGGGAGCCAGCCGGAATGTTGCCCTTCAACGTGATTTCGTCGGACACGTTCATGCTGTCGAGCCACAACGGTTCGGTGCTCTTGGTGTCCATGTGAATCACGTCGAACTCTTCGGACTCGTCATCGTCGCCATACCAGACAACATCACGATTGTTGTCGGCAGGGTCGGTTCCAGCGCCCGGAGTGGTGGACGGGACGGTAATCTTCACACGGTAGTAGTACTTGTTCGCAGACCAGTCGGACGGAATCGGGAACGTGGAGGATTTGACGTTCTGGTAGTTGTCCAGACCATCGGTACCCACATACGGATGGTTCTTGTCCGGGTCTTCGCTCTTGGCGAGTTCACGAACCTTCGGGAGGTCTTCGGCATTGTACTGCTTGACCATCTTGCCAGCGTTCGCGCCGTCCTTGGCCCAGATTTCAAACTGGACTTTGGCACCGTTCGGTGTTTGGGCGGTCTTGCCGGTGGTGTAGGTGTCTCCGTCGATGGATTCGCCGTCGAACTGCTCATACGAGGTCTGGTGGAGCACGTCGTAGATTTGCGTGGTCTTGTCCTCGTAATTGCCGTTCGCGTCGCTCAGCCACTTCTTGGACACGGTGGTGGAGAACTTCTGCACCGGGGTGCGTTCGTAACTCTTGTAACCGGTCTTGTGGTCGGAACCCTTTTCACCGTAGATATGCTGGTCGAGCACGCCGCCCTGCGGGGTCTTCAACGTGGCCTTCCAGTAAATCATGCCAGCCTTGGTGGTCTTGAAGCTCGGGTCAGTGACCTTGAAAGTCAGCTTGCCCGGACGGTTGCCTTCCTGACCGGCCTTGATTGCGGTGAACTTGTTGGTGTCGATGGTGACGGTCTTCTCGGCAATCTTGAACAAGCCTTGGTCGCCGTCATCCTCTTCGGCCTGACGGTACATTTCCACGGTGACGGTGGAGCCTTGCGGAATACGACCGATGACGCCGGTCGGATTGCTGTTGCCTTCACCCTCGTGAACCTGACCATCAGCGGACTCGGCCTCACTGGTCTCATCGTAAACGGTGATTTCATCGTACAGTTGCTCGCCGGTCGCACCCATCTTCTGCGCGTTGGACGTGACGATACCACCCGGATTCACCTGAACGGTTTCGGACGGCAGACCCAAATCGTGGGAAGCCAACTGCTTGCCTTGCGGAGACCACAGAGTCGCAACCCAGTACACGGAACCGGAGTTATCGGTGTGGGTGGTAGGGCTGGTGACGGTGAACTTCTTGGACGCGGAAGCTTCCGCATCGGAGTCCTTGATGTTCACACGCACGTTGTCCAACAGCTTAGGAGCATTGGCATCCGGGTCGCCGGATACCGCGTCGTAAGCGGTGAACGTGACGTAGGAACCTTTGAGCACCTTACCGGAGATGGTCGCCTTATCAGCGAACTCCTCGCTCGGCTTGACCTTGCCCTTGGTCACTTGGGTGGTGATGGTCGGAGGACGAACCGTGACGGTTTCTTCCGGAAGTCCAAGGTCGTGGGTGGCAAGCTGGCGTCCCTGCTTGTCGTACAGGGTTGCCTTCCAATACACGTTTCCACCGTTCATGGTGTTGACGGTCTTGGACTTGACGGTCACGGTCTTGTCCTGAGCGGAATCCTTCGCCTGAGCCGCAGTGATGTTGACCTTCTGGTCTTTCAGCAGAAGGCTGGCGTTTGTGTCAGGCTTCTCACCGACCGCATCGTAGGCGCGGAACACCACGAAGTCACCCGCGTGGACGACACCCTTGATGTCGGCGGTGTCGTAGAAGTCCTCTCCGACACCGACGCTCGTGGAGGACACGTGCGTGGTGATGGTCGGATACTTGACCTGAACGGTCTCACCGCCAACACCCAAATCATGGGTGGCGAGCACAGTGCCGTTGGCACGGTGCAGGGTGGCCTTCCAATACACGTTTCCGCCTTCGGTGGCGTGGGTCTTCGGGCTGGTGACGTTGATGGCCTGTCCGTTCTGGCTTGCGGTGACATCCTTGGCCGGAATGTTCACACGCTCGGAGTCGAGCAGTTTGGCACCTTGGGCGTTCGGAGCGCCGTCAACCGGAGCGTAGGCGTCGAAGGTGACGTAATCGCCGGATTCGATTTCACCGTTGATGGTGGCGGTATCGGTGAACTCCTCGTTGATGGAGACCTGTTCCTTGCTGACCTTGGTGGTGATGGACGGGTTTTTGATGAGAACGCTTTCGCCGGTGGCACCCAGCTCGTGGGTGGCGAGTTCCATTCCGCCCTTGTTGTAGAGCGTCGCCTTCCAGTAGACGATACCGGCCTTGGTGGCGGTCACGTCCGGGGAGTCAACGGTGAAGCTCTTACCGGCGCCGGAGGATGCAATCTTGTCGGCTGGAATGTCCACACGCTTGTTGTCAAGCAGTTTCGCGGCATTCGTATCCGGCTTGCCGGAAACCGCGTCATAGGCGGTGAATGTCAGATAGGCTCCCGCGTCAATCTTGTTGTTGATGACGGCGGTGTCGTGGAACGGACGACCGACATAGGTCTGCTGTGCGCTGGTCTTGGTGGTGAGGGACGGGCCTACCACTTCGATGGTCTCGTTCTCCAAGCCGATGGCGTGACCCGCGAGAGCCTTTCCTTTGGCATTGTAGAGTTTCGCAACCCAGTAGACCTTACCAATCTTGTTGGTGCTGATTTCCGGGGACTTCACCTCGAACTGGGTGGTGTCGGAATGGTCGGCTTGGTCGTTGGTGACGTTCACGCGAGTGTTGTCCAACAGCTTGTTGGTGGACACGTCCGGCTCGCCGGACACGGCGTCATACGCGGTGAAGGTGACATAGGAGCCACGCGGAACCAGACCGGAGATGGTCGCGGTATCGTAGAACTTCTCACCTTGGGTGACGGTGGTCTTGTTCACGTTGGTGGTCAATGTGACGGGTTGCGCGTCCTGAGTGACGAAGGAACGTTCCCACGGATTGTTGTACGCGCTCTTGAATCCTTCCGCACGGTCGGAGCCGGGGAAGTCGTAGATGAACACGTAGTAGCCGCAATGGGCCTTATCCGTGACCTTGATGTTCACATCAGTGGCAACGGTCTTGGCGTCGCTACCATCGCTCGGATAGAGAACGATTTTACCGCCGCCGACCTTGTACTTGCCGTTCATGGCCGGAACTTCCCATTCGCCAACCAGCTTGTGGTTGGCATCCTGAGTAGGCTCCTCTTCGGTGGTCGGGACGTACTTTTCGTCCTCATCCTTGTTGCCGGTTCCGGAGCCAGCCCACCAGACACGAATCTTGGCCTTCGCGTCAGCGTTGAAACCATAGTTCGTATCACCGGTGAACTTACCGTAGTCGGACGGCAGACGGCTGATGTTGATTTCATCAAGGATGTCCTTGTTCATGCCGGACTCCTGCTCCAACACGGTGGAGTCGTGGTTCGGCGGCAGAACACTCACGGACGTTTCCTGAGTTTTACCGAACTCATCGATGTAATCGCCTTTGATGTAATCCTGCTGGGACTGGTCTGACTTGACTTCAACCCAAACCCATGTTCCGAACAGTCCGGCGTCCTCATCGGACACCTGATAATCGTCCAAACCGTTCACACTGTCATAGTCGATGCCACCGGTAGCGGCCTTCGCCTTGACGGTGTTGGTCTGACCGCTCTTGATGAAGCGGGTGGTTGCTGCGGCAACCTGACGGATGCCATCGGTTTCACGCAGGCGCTTCAAATAGTCGGTCGGATTCTCACCATTGTTCTTCTTGATGACTTGGAGGATGTGCTTGGAGTCACCGACGAAATAGTAGCCCTTGAATTTGACGGGCACGTTGTCCGCCCACTCGTCGTCGGAGGAGGCGACACCGGAGGTCACACGGTCTTCGACCGGGGAGCCACGGGTCAACTGTTTCTTGCTGACTCTGGTACTGACGGTCGGCTGAAAATCACGCGACACAGAGAACTGAACATCAGCAGTCTGATTCTCAGGGTCGGAAGGCCGCATCATATCCTGACCGGGGGAATTTAGAACGGCGGCAGTGGGAACATTAATCGAAACATGGCCTGTTACTTTTCCGTTGCCGGTTGCCGTCCACGGAATATGCATTGCCTGACCGGTGGTCGTACCACTGATTGTATTGGTTCCGGTCTGGTCGAATTTCGCCGGGCCGTTCAACGTCGCAGTGTACTGAATGCCAGCAATGTACTGTCCGCTAGAGTTCTTAACGCCGGGGTCAACAGTTCCGGTACGCTTGCCAGAGGTATAGGCATAGGCGGCATTAAGGTTAGCGGGAAGAGTGTTATATGCATCATTCCAAAGATTCGCCGCATTGGAAGCGACGGCATTGATATCCGCACCTTCCAAACCAGCCGCTACCAGCTGACGGAAATGGCTACTGCCTTGGTCAAGATGCTCATGAATCGCATAAGCAACCGAAGCCTGAGTGAAATCACTGCTATCACCCTTATGCTTCTCAACCAGCCACGCACCAACCTTATGGTTCACATCCGTAGCCTTATTCCAAGTACCGGTATTAGTAACAGGTTCACCGGCCTCAACACAGTACACCGGATTACCGTTCTCATAACGTTGCGGACCAAGAGAACTACTGTGAGTACCAACCCACCAACTCCCAGAACGCGTCGCATTGAACCAGTAGCCGGGGCTGTCAGTCGTGGCGGCAAGCGCACTACCGGTCGTTATCACTCCAGAAGCCAAGGTAGCCGTCGCCGCAACCAGTGCGACAGCGGCCTTCCCCACCCGTTTAAGAATGGAGTCCTTGACTTTCCGGGAAGTTTTACTCAATGGATTACCCATAGACTAACTCCTCTAGAGGTTTGTATTGTTGTTTCCACATATATCAGGTTTTCTACAATCAACCTTCGGAAAAACGGAATTTTCTTATAGAAAGAGGATATGTTTTTTCGTTTACCTATCCGCTACCGGTACCATTTAATCCAAGAACACGAAACGAGGCGATGATGTCGAGAACATTCAAGGACAGACCATATGCGCTTATCGAGGACGAGGCCCGTTCACGCGGTTTCAGTCACACTTATGATTGCGGACGGTTTCACTGGGAGTATGTCGAAGTCGCAAAATACGCGTATTCACGGAAGAGGAATCCGCATATTCCGGCACGTCGGTGGGAGGATTGGCGGTGGATTGAGGACGATTGGTATACGGATTACGGGAATAAAACCCGAATCCGTGACTCACTGAGCATCGCCGTTAACACTTACAACAGCGGCATGATGGATGAGGATTGGGATGAACCAAACGTATATCAGCGGCGTAGACGCTGGTATTGCTAGGATTGGAAGACTGCCGTATTGCTACTGTCTCTTGTTTTTGGGCTGTATAGCATATCTTTTGTTGCGACATGCCGATTCTCGTGTTATAGTGGATTTGTCCACATTAAAGAGTAGTGTTCGCCTACCCCACATGGGAGAATCGAACATAAGAACCAAGGAGCAAAACAAAAATGGAAAAGAACCAAAACCTTGAGGAGATGCAGGAAACCACCATCCTCAACCCAAACGAAAACGACGAGGGAAACGCCAAGAAGCCCGCCAAGAAGACGATTATTGTCAGTACTATCGCGGCGGTTGTTGTCCTTGCCGGCGTGGGCGGTGGCTACGCGTATGCGTCCAATACAACATACGATTCCTATGAGTCCCAGCTTGAGTCAGCCAAGGAGGCTGACTCGAAGCTGGTGAAGACACTTGCGGAAGCACGGACGCTCGTCAAGGCTACGAAGGAAACGGACGTGCTTGACAAGACCATGTTGGACTCCTTGACGAAAAGCATCAAGACCGGGGATGCCCTGAAAGGCGTTCCGACCACATCGCATGCCACTAAGTGGAACCTGTGGGGCACGACCAAAGCCAATACCATTGTTGCCGACGATAACACCGAAGCCAATGATTCCATCGACGCCATCAACAAGGCCATGAGAAAGGTGAACAAGTCCAAGACGGACAAGCAGGTCAAGGATGCGAGGTCCACGCTCGACAAGACCATCAGTGATGCGGAAACTCTATACAAGGATTCCGAAGGCAAGGTGCAGGACAACAAGACCCGTGAAAGCTTGAAAACCGCCATCGACACGGCAAAGAAAACCGTTGACGACAAGAAGTCTGACGTGAAAACCCTGAACGCGCAGAAAGACGCCGTGTCCAAGGCTGTCAAAAGCGTAAACGACTCCAAGACTGCGAAAGAACAAGCCGACGCGGAAGCCAAAGCCGAGGAAGCCGCACGCCAAGCCGCACAACAGCAGTCGCAAGCCCAAGCCCAAACCTACTCGAACACGAACTACAATCGTACGAACAGTGGCACCAGCACCTACAGCGCTCCGACGCAACATGCCCAGACCCAACAGTCTGCGCCACAGCAAAGCCAGAACCAGAATAATAGTTCCTCTAATTCTGGATACACCAAGCTCTGCGCGACATTCGATTCTCAGGGCAACAGCACATATTACACCCCCTGCAACTAGAAGTTAAGGATACAGGTCTAACTGAATTCGCGAACATTATTTACGGTATTTTCTGAGACGATGGCGAGCACTTCATGCTCACCATCGTCCGCGTAAGCCGCAAGTATTTTCTCGGGTTCTAGCACTGTCTTCCAGATAGTGCTCTGCCTACCGAATCTGCCCGCGAACTTTTCCGCGACTTCGAGATTGCTCGTCCAGCTTAACCCCATATGCACGCTCTTGTCGATTTCACCCCTGTACACTGTTATAGGCTTGTCGAACGTCTTCTCCAAAGCACCCTCTCCCCCAATGCAGGGCTTGGTCTGCTGGAGTAGCTTGACGAGGTGCCTGTCGAATTGGCGTGATGGGTATTCCTCGTTCTTTCTGACGTTCAATGCCGTCATGCGCTGGTATTGCCTGTCGTTCAGTTCTTTCCATGGGACGAGCTGGTAGATGAGTTCCATTAGGGCTGTTGGCGCCAGTGCGGTGGCGTGGTCTATCTGCTGTTTGGCTTCGTCTGTTCTGCCTTGTTGTATGAGGGTTTTTGTGGGTGTGGTTTCGTTCCATCTGCGAATGTATTGTTCGACCATTTGGAACATGGTGTTGTTCTTGTTTGAGAGGGTGTCGAATATGAGGGGTTGCGCGTTTGCTGTTTCTCCTGTCTCAACGTCCAATAGGACAAGTCCATCTAATCCGGTGGAGAGGTAGAGGTATGGGCGAAGGGTTGGGTGGTCGGTGAGGATTTGTTGGATTTGCTTCCATTCGAGTGGGAAGCTGAATCGTTTGTCTCGATGACTGTCGATGGTTTGCCAGTCTGTCCAAGTGGCTGTGTCGGCTTTTATTAGGCCGTGTTGGGCGAGGATTGTTGTTTGGTTTGGCATTTCCAACCTCCTTTGTGTGAACAATCCCAGTATATCATCGAAAGTGAGAAGACACGCTGAACACAACAAAAACAAAAAAGGCGCGAGAAGAAAACAACCCGCGCCCAAAAACAGCTCAGTGCTTGACATGCCGTTTCAAAGTATCCAACCAGTCCAACGGAAGATTCTGCGTCGAATCCAAGTCAACCGCATTCACGCGTCGCACCAGCTCCTCCGGCGTCACGCAAGGAATATCACCCGGCCACATGACCCCAGTCACATCCGGCGCACCCTTATCGGAAGTCGGCACCATGCAGACAAGCCACTCCACTTCAACCGGCTTGCCGTTGAACATGAAAGCCCACATGTCCCTCTGCCAGTTCATGTTCGCGGAAAGTTTCAAATCCGGACGACCATCCACACCGGTTTCGAACGCACGCTGACTGACGCTAATTCTCAACAGTTGGTCTGGGGTGAGGTTACGGTAGGCAGTGTCCGCATTGCCTTTATAGTTCTTCGCATCCACGAACCACAAATGCGTTTTGCCCTGTTTGTCCTGTCCGGCAATCACGCAGTCGATATCCGCGTCAGTGAACTGGTGTTGCTCGTTCAGACCGTGCAACGACCAGAAGGACACCACGTTGGGACAGTTGCCGGTAATCATGCTGGCGAGGATTTGTTCACCTTTCTGGCCGGATTGAATCTCATTGGTGGTGAAGTTCGACTGTGATAGACCGCCGCCCGGATTGCCATAGAGGCGGTATTGGCTTCTCGCCTGTTGGATGTTGGCTGGGTTCATGGTGTTCCACAATGGGTCTGGTTGACCACCACAATCCTCATTCACTAGCCTGTAACCGTGATAATTCGGACGTCCGGGTTCGGCCTTGAGCAGATTGAAGACTACGCCTATCTGGTCGATGGTCTGATTGAGAGCCTGTTCAACTTCCTTTGCCTCATTCTGCTGACTCTGCCTCCTGTACTCCTCGCCTTCTTTTTCAGATACCGGCTGATAAAGACCATATGCGACACACATGCAAAAAACACCAATGAGGATACGAGGAATGGCGATAAACGCGTTGATTAGGGGAACTTGCGAATGCGGATACCCGTACACGTATTTTCCGGAGAGTGACATGAACATGTCACTCAAACCACCGAGACCATTCTTCAATCCGTAAAAGAATGCGATACCACACACAGCACCTAATACGTTGACCATGGCGATGGACTTTTTTGAGGTTTTAAACTGAGTGGAGAACAGGAACCATCCTCCCACGCCGCATACGAGTAGTAGTAACCATTGCAGGATGGAGGATGGGACGAGTATTAATAGTAGGTATTTCACGGTTAGGTTTCCTTTCGGAGTGTGTTTCTTTTTAGCTAAAACATACTCCGAAAGGGTGTAAAAACCTATTTTTGGATTCGGTGGATGTTTAATATCCAATACCGTTTATGTGGTTCGGCTCCCCATTCGGTACGTCCCTCTCCTTTAGAGAGCGTGCAGATGGCGGTGAAGCTCGGACTTGTATGGGAGTATCCGTTGCGGAATAGTATTGGCTGCTCGTCCAATCCTGTTGGATTATTCGACTCGTCCATGTCGAACAGTCGGCGGAAGCGAGAATCGTAGTAGGGTTTGACTTCTCGGTATTCTTCCGTCTTCTCGCCGGAAAGAATCATGTCAAACCATTTTCGAGTTATTGGTAGGGTTAACACCTTAGCTCCGATTCTGAAACATACATGTCTATAAGTTCTCTTCCTCGTAATTTTTCAATCCACTCTGTAGGAATGCTGTCGAATCCGTAGACGGCTCCGGCTAACGCTCCCGCGACACTGGCTGTGGTGTCCGTGTCTTCTCCAAGGTTTACTGCGGTAATTACGCAATCCCGATAATTGTCGGTATTGGTTAAGCACCAGAGTGCCGCGTTCAATGTGTGGAGTACGAATCCGTCCGATTCTACTTCCGTTCTGGGAATGGTCGGGTCGAACGGGAATCCTGAATCCGTTATCGCCTTATGTGAAGGAACGCAGTTTAACAGTCCTTCGAGGATTCGCACGTATTGTACGCACGCCGTCATACTGATTTCATGAGCGTGGGTGATGGCGCTGACCTGTTTGATTTCCACGTCTGGCAAATTGTAGAAGGCGCATGGTGCGACCCGCATTAGCGAACCATTGCCGTTATCGTTCAAACCATCGCAACCATGCCTTGACCTGATGGCTGTGGCTACTGTGATACCGGAATCATACGTGTTCCCGTCCGGCGTGTACATTCCGTGTTCCAACCACATTCGGTAACGCATGAGCATGTCGGCGGTGTTGACTTCACCATGGCATTCGGTGAGCGAGTCCAAGGTTGCTAGACTCAACGCGGTGTCATCGCTCCATGTTCCTGCTGGCTGGTTATGCTCGCCATGACCAATCATTCCAGTGCAGTTGAATGTGTCTCTCTGTTGAAACTCGTATGGGACTCCCAACGCGTCACCGATGGCGAGACCGTACATGACGGATTTCAGTTTTTCGGCTTCTAACGATGGCGTACTGGTATGAATTGACTCCAACCGGTTTTTAGGTCTTGCATGCAGATGGAACAACTTCGTTTAATCCTTTCCACTTCCGGACTTATCGATTTTCAGCCCCCTTAACAAGTCCCCCTCCTCGAAAGCGGACTGCGCCTGTTCACGGGTAGGAAACGAGTTGACGGTTCTGGCTCCACATCTTGGACAGCCGACCCTCCACCAGCAACACCATGATTCCTTGCTATGATTCGTCGGATTGACAGCCTTACGGAACTCTCCCCGACTACCGCACTTGGGACACATGAGCGTCAAATCGAAAGCATCTGGATTGAATTTAGCAATCCGTAACGCCCTACGGTTCGCCAACTCGTCCACGGCAATCGGATTGAAACCTAATTGTTTTATCTGCTCCGGCGAATAATCATTCATCAATGATGAAACCGCTGACGCCAATCCCTGTTTGGTGTACGTCCATTCAGAACCGTCGCTCACACTGACGAACGGGTGTGGTCTAATCCACTCTCCCAACAGGAAAGCCCTCAACGCTTCCTCCCGCGTGTCACGGGGAAAAATCAGTCGGGCTGGACAACGCCTATACGAACAGTGGGCATAATAAGGACGAAAAAATGGGCTTCCCTTGCCACGGTCTCATCTTCCGCGCCGATACGGCAGACGGAACCGTTCAAAAACGCGGTGAGCGCTCCACCGTCAACAATCCCATAACCTTTATGGCAGAGCGGGCATGGATATTTTTCCTTGAGGATTTTTTCATGCTCCCGCTTCAAAGCTCGCTCGGCTTCCTGAATGGCTTCACGGTCTGCGTTCTCTTGCAGTATAGGTGGGGCTATCTTGTCGATGGTGCTCTTGGGGAGTCGGGTCCGCTCCTGCACTTTCTGTGGTGGCATTCCCAATCGGAGAAGTTCTTTAGCGTTTTCAAGATTTGTTAG